AGAGAACGGAGACATCTCGTCCGGAGTGGTCATCGTCACCGCGGACGCAATGTTATACGTCCCGCCTGTCCGGACGGTCTCCGATGATGTTTCGTCAATCGTGGTTAGAACGGCAGCACCACCAGCCTTTTTGTACCCGATCTTACCGTCCGTGGATCCCGCGTTGATGCTGGTAATAGTGCAAATCGCTGAGACTACACCGACTAGCGGAATGACGCCGTCGAACATTGCGGACTTCAACGGGAGGTCCGTCAGAGCTTCGACCTGAGCAAGGGCTGTGGAACTAGTTACAACGGAAGTACCAATCCTTCGAGCACCAGGGTCTTGATTGCAAACCGCTGCCGCCATTCCGGATGGAGACCAGTTCGTCTGAACTGCGGAGACCGCTCTGTGCCTTTTGATGTGGCTCCCCATCAGCCAGTCGATGGGGTAGTTCGTATTGCTAAACGCCATCGTGGTCGTGTTGAAGTTCGCTGGCGGGTCTGCGTTCACCCAATCGTCGTAATCGAGCTCGATCTCAGTATCAGAACCTGTAGTATACCCCAGCTTGGAGGAGATGTGCCCGGTTCCCGTTACAGACGCACTGGAGAGTTGGAGCTGAGAGACTCCATTCAAGTAATAATTGGCGACCGAAGTACTCGCCATCTTAAATATAACATCGACACGGTACCACTTCCCCAGCGTCGGAGTATTGAGAACGCTTGATGTTACAACGGTACTACCGGAATTGGTCCCGATCGCTGTTACTGTCCCAGCAACATCGAGACGCAGGCCAAACCCACAACCAGAGGAAGGTGTTGCAGCGGTCTGCCAGAAGATCTGTGCGGTAGTCGCTGGTAAGGTGCGGACTCTGAAGTAAAACCGTTCCCATGAAACAGCGCTTGTGTACCCAGTCCGGAAGTCGGTGAGAGAGTGTCCCCAACCGCCGTTGAAGGAAGATCCCCGTGCAAGCCAACCTTCACCATCAATCGTACGCGACGAGTCACGACTGATGTTAAGTGTAGCGACAGTGTTCCCACCCTCTTGAAGTCCAGTGAACTCCCGACCTTTGATCCAGCGACGCTGAGAAATGTTACTCGGTGTTGGAACAGCGAAAGCGTTGTTCCCACCGTTCAGTACGATGACACCAACCCAGCTGAGGTCTGCGTTTGGACCGGCTGGCCAAATTGAAGCAGGATTTCCAGCCTGCCCCGTAACGTGCATCGTTTCGATTGTGTCATCAACAAACACACCAGTAGGTGCAGGAAATCCGATCTCTTGCCCCGGGCTCATCTCAGGGAAGTCAATCCCCTTCGAGATGAGATTCGTATCCCCAGATGGATATGGATACGGGATCCCATACTTCACCGCAGCCTGTCGCGGCGGTATCTTGATAAGGTTACTTCCAGCCGGGACAGTCGTGGCCAAAGCAGCCTGGTAGTCCGACTGGTTCTGGAAGTAAATGGTGTACGTGATCCAATACTGGAGAGTCGCCATGCTACTTCAGCTGCACCATCACTGAAAGCGTCCCCGTTGCCGCCGTCACCAGCTTCACACCGTTCGAGAGGAACAGCTCAGCAGGTGCGAGAATGTTCAGATCTTCCGACGTTGCGGCGATGTAGTGCTCGCAGATGAACTCGTCATTCGAGTCCTTGATCGTAACCAGATTACCGACAGTCAGGCCCGTCCCAGAGAAGCGGATGGCCTGAATGAACAGCCGCCCGGCGAATTCATCGGCGTTCGCCGTAAGCTTGATCGTGTTTCCGCCTCGTGTTACAGCCATTTTACCCTCAACGTGGTTGGGGAATGGTTAACGCATTCCCCGATTCCCCACCCCAACGTTCCTCTGACGGAGCTCCGTTCGGTATTTCACGTCACGAAGCTACGATCCGCCTCGGGCTCCTTTAACCGACTGGGACAAGCATGAACGTCACGACACCAACGACACCAGTGACGGTCCCGCTGAAGTCCAACGCCAGCCTGTCACCTGCAGCGAGAAGCAGATCAGAGGCTGTTGCCGACAGCACCCCGTTCTGTGTCGTATTGATCGTAGCCGTCAGATCGAAGTTCGCGGTCGTGAGTTCCTTCACTGTCGCAGAGGCAACCGCACCAGGAGCACTTGTGTCCGTGATCTTGCGAGGACGGACAGCTGCTGATGCGCCTCCGACGACGGAGTGGATCTCACTGATCGAGGTGACTCGATACGCGCGGTCTGCGATAAACACGTGTTGATCGACGCTCGTTCCGCTGATGGGTACTTCAACTGCACGACCGCCAGGAATGAAGCCGCCGGTGTTCCAGTTGAACCCGGCGGTCTCGGCGGTTACTGCATCTGAAACCCTCGGGATTCCCGTGTTGTCAACCCAGAGGTACCAATCGTTTCCGTCGCCATCCTGGAAGATCAAACCACCGGGTCTGGTCCCTGTCGGAGGAACGCCGGAAACGAGTGAGCTAGCCTCCCGGGTGATACGAGAGAACCCCGTCAGCGGCCGTTTGGTCTTTGATGCTGCCATGGTTGCTTAACCGCCTGACGATCCGTACACCCCGCGCCACTCGGCGAAGCCCTTCGAGTAGCGGGCGTAGATCTTGAACAGCGCGTCACCGGTGGTGAAGTCGTCCGCGTTTGCCGTTTCGGGCTTGACACGCCAGAAGAACTTCGCATCGTGACCGCCAGACCTCTTCTGCTTCTTCGGCGGGCACGTCAGGAACCACTGACGGGCAGAGGTGAAGAACCGGATCGGCATGAACTCCGTGACTTCGCCCTTGAGGGGGTTGATCTCGTTGTTCTCCGTGTACGGTTTGTACTCGGACTGGAGAATCTCCTTCGCCGCCCACTGGAACGTGGGATCGACCATGACCAGTGCGGGTTCCATGACGAGCGGCCGTCCGCGGTCATCAAGGATCTGGTTGAAGTGGTCCAGCCCCGCCTGGTACGATGTAAAGGAGAAGTCGGCGTCGGTGCTGGGTCTGTTGGCGATCACTGCACCACCGTCCAGCCTGGTGTGCGCCGTGTTGCACAGGGAGAGACCATCCAGTCCGACATACGAGGCGCTGAAGGCGTTGTTGAAAACGCTCCAGGCATCGGTTTCGACCTTGTACGCACATGCACGACCGAGTTCCGCGGCCATGTTGTTCATGATGTCGTACAGATCGTCATCGTACATTTCCCGGGTGATTCTGAATCCCAGGCCGTACGAGCTGTGCGTGTACCGCAGCGCGGTGCCGATGAGCGGGTCATCGAATGCGGTCGGCGTGCCTTCCGGCTTCGCCACCATCGTTCCGAGCCCTGCGACCTTGAGTTCCTCTTCGTACGCACGCTCCGAGTCGTACACGTTGAACACGCCGACCCACTGGTTCGGCTGCGCGTCGATCTCGTTGAACAGTACGTCGAACAGGCCCGGTGCCAGGAGCGCGGAGAACTGACCTGAAGAAACTGCCATGTTCTATGCTCCTTGACTACGTGCCTACGCGGAACTGGCAGACCGCTGCACAGAACGACACGTAGACGTGGGGGCGAACGTCGGTCAGGGCATACGGGTTGGGAGGAACTGTCTCATCCCAGCTGCCCCAGATGATCATTCGATCGGCAGTGGTGTCGTCGATGTCCACGAACCAGTAGCCACCCGCGGCAGCCTTCGCGACACCGTACGCCTTGCCGAGCGAAGCGGTTGTGAGGACTCCGGTGCCTTCCGCCGTCGACTTGTCGGCGTAAGCCCGAAACAGTACGTCAGGGTGAGCCACTTCAACGAGCTGGTTCGCCCCGAAGTCCGCGGCGTTGTTACCACCAGCGGCGGTGCTGACCCCTGCGATAAGGGCCGGGTCCGCGCCACACTCGGTGAGACGCCCAGAGGTGTCGAGAAACACCATGGCGCCCCGCGTGAATGTGGACGAGGCCTTTTCACCCCACGAATAGCGTGGGATGGCTACGCCGTTGATAGTCTTCACGGCCCGCGCGTAGAACTTACTCTGCGTTGCCATGTTGTACTATCTCCTACTCGTCCCGGAAGACAAGTTGGGATGGGATCTTTTTCATACCCGCATCCGCCGCTCTCCTCCTTGCGTTTTCGTTTGCCTGCTGGATCATCGTATCCAGCGTGGTCTCTTGGCGCTTTCGTGCCTCTCTGATCTCCTCTCCGATCGTGCGCTCGTACTCATCTTTTCGGATGCGCATGAGCACCAGATCCCCACGCATGCGGGCACCTGGAGAGACAGGGTTTTCCGAATTCTGACCCTGAAGCGGTGTGAGCTGCATCTTGGGGTCTTCACCAAGCACGGCGGTGAATCCGTCAAGCTGCATGCCCATGACGTTGATGTCCTTCGAGTTGGCCCACCGATAGTAATACTCGGGGTCCTGGTCTGAGACGTAGAGACGATCCGGCCTACCGCGCGAGGGTCCGGTCATACACACTCCTTCTGTCCGCGGGGCCGGCGTTCAGTTCGTCGACGTCCGCCTGTGTTTTGCCCATGTCTTCCAGACGGATAAGATAGGCGTTTACGTCCTGTCCGGTAGCGCGGCAGAACTTGCGAAGTTTGTCATTGGGCACAAGCTTCGGTGCGCGTACCGGAGGCGGGGTCTGCGTCTGACGACTCGCGGGAGTCGGCGGGAGGGTGGGACTGACCGCTTTAGGCGAGGGCGCTGAACGGGTGTGTTCTTTGACCGGCACCCGATCCGGTGGCACAGGCGGAGGCGGTGTCTCAGCCTGCCCTCCATCGGGAGGCGGCTCCGTCTTCGCTTCCATCCGGAAGACCTGCTCGGCAAACTCGGGCTCTGAAGACTTGACGTTGATGTAGATCTGTCGGTGGAGACCGCGCTGAGCACGAGCGTGGACAGGGATGTTCTTCTTGACGTCGTCAATCCGCGCTTTGTACTTGTCATAATCTTGCACCTGCGCGCGGAACTCATTCTCGTCATCCAGCTCCAACCGCTGGATAAGGGAGAAGTTCAACGGGTCCATTCGCGCGTTGTTTGCCGCGGCCAACCTTGCTTCCGGTGAATCCGCTTGAGCACCCTGAGGTGGTGGCGTCTGTGCCTGCTGAGGCGGAGGAGAAGCATTCTGCGGGCGAGTCGTACCTCGAGCCGCAGTTTCCAACGTCTGAGCATAGTTCGCAACGTCTGAGACGCTGAAACCGGTGAACCGACCGGATTTGAAGACTCCGGTCTGGGGATCAATATCGTGCTCCTCGTCTGCCATTTTCAGGCTCCTTTTCCTTATCCTCGAACTGTTTCAGTTCGTTCAGTTTACGTAACAGGAACTGAGCTTCGCCCTGCCGACGAAGCATTGCTTCCGGACTCTCCTCCCGGACCAACCGCTCCTGAGCCGTTGCCAGTTCCCGGAGCAGGAAGTCCTGGAGGGCCTTGTGGACTACCTCCGGGAGGGCCGCCCATTCCTTGTACTCCACCTGGTGCTCCCATCTGACCCATCTGTGACGCCATCATCGTCTGGTTGATGCCCTGAAGAGCAGCCATTACCGTGGGCACCACTTCGTCGAGGTTTTCAATGTCGAAGCGCTCAACGAACTTTTTGATGATCACCCCCGCTGCATTCATCACGGACATGATCACCATCTTCTGCTGCGGTGGGAACATCGGGTTGAACAGGATCGCTGCCGCCTGGTTCACCCGCATGTAGTAATCGTTCAGGACCTGGATCAGAAGTTGCATCTGCTGCACTTCCAGATCCCGGTTCACCGATTCTGAACTCAGGGTCAGATTCAGACCCAAAGTAACCCGCGGATCGCCAGGCGGAAATTGGATGTAACGTCCAGGGGCCCATTCGTAACCTTGTGGGCGGAATTGCTGTTCCTGTTGAATCGTTAGGTAGAGGAGCTCTTCGATCGCTTTCCGCATGTCGTCGATAGAGACCCAAAACCGGATGTTGCCTTCGCTGATCAGAGCGGTGGTTCCTGTTGCTGTTGCTCTGGAGCCGACGGTCGCGGACTCCATACCGAGATTGTAAACGCTAACCCCAGTACGTTTCTCCATGAGGAAAGCGGCTCGCTCTTCGACGTTGGCGAGTGCCGGTGAAGGTTCACTGAGGTGATATATGGCGAAATCCTTGGATGGATTTTCCACTGTAACGTGCTTCCCGGGGTAGAGGTCTTCATTGCGCCCAATGTTTGTGTCCGGTGTTGTGACAACGATTCCCGCATTTGAGGCAGTCGCAGCATCAATGACCTGATTGTGCGCGGTCGAGGCTTCCTGTTGGAAGGGGAGGGACATCTCGGCAACGCCGAGGGAGTACATTTGGTGACTCTGGACAAGGTAGGGAATCTTTACAAAATGACGGGACCTACCGAAGAAGGGGTTGTAGATCTTCCGGATGAACTTCTTCGCCTTGTGGCTGTACAGGAGGATCATCTCCTGAAACTGCGGCGCGTCGTTTGGAGAGGAAGTGGCCCCCTCTGCCTTCTGAGTTTCAGCTGTACCGGACGTCGCTGGGATTTCGAACAGGCCGTGGACTTCGAACAGCTCGTACAGATCTTCCGTATCCTCGAGAACCCGCTCTGACTCGTTCGTTACTTCGTGCCGTTTATCCTCCCGCTTTGCGGAGGTGTTTTTGATCAGATCGACGTCCTCGAACGTCCCATCCATCTCACCGCGTTTGAGCTCGGCCCAGGAGAATCGGAGCCGATGGGCGAACCATGGAAGCTGGCCCCAGTTGTCAAAGCCCCGAGGAGTGATGACGTCCGCAGCCGGAGCTACGTGCCATTTGACCCCAGTGTACCCTGGAATTGGCATTTCGACGACGTTACCACCATCGTCGTAGCCATGATAGGTTTCCGATTCCTCAACCCAGATGGGTTTGACGAAACCGTCGCCGTTCAGGCTGACATCGAAGAAAACAGTGCGCAGCTTGTCAGATGCACCGGAGTTGTTGAGGAAGTGCTTCATCCAATCCCGAACGTCCTTATCCCCAAGCGGCTGGCCGTTGGACATGGTGAAGGGGGTCTTTCCACTCAGATGACACTCAACAGGATCCTTAGCACCCAGTATGGAACGGTGTAGACGAGCAGCAACCGCGTCGACGGAGATAGCCACGTATGGGACGACAACGTTCGAGGCGCCCAGCCAAGGAAAGTTCTTCACCTTCGCCTCAGGCTCCGATTTGTAAGCGCGAAGCAGGTCAGCGAGAAACTGCTCCCGCGTCCCGTGCGCCTCCAAAGCGGAGCCCAGGTTCTTATGCAGATAGCTCAGGAGTGAAGCCTCCTGGTTATCGTCGAGCTCTACCGGAATAGCTTGTATCGCCATGAGGGTTCAACACGCACTTTCCTTGATATGCTATCGATCCCTGTACTTTTTCCACAGGCTTCGAGCCTCTTTCCAAAGGCTTCGATCTGGCTGCTACCCGAGCGGGAACCTCCCTTTCTTCACGCCGAGTGGGACGACTCCCCTTGCTGACGGGCTGTTTGGCCTTCGGTTCCCGCTGTGGTTCGTCCCGCTGACCTTGGTTCCGCTCCCCCGCGGGATCATCCCGACGTAGTTGCTTCCGCCCGCCGGTTTGTGCGTGCTTCCCGTGTAGTCGCTGTAGTTCTTCCCGCTTTTCATCACTGAGTCCCTTCTTTTTCTTCATGGCAGGGGTACCAACTCAGTTCCTGCCGGCCACACGATATACGGTGCGTAGTCGACGATGGTGTTGCGTTCCCAGGTGTATCCTTGCGGACAGTAGAAATCCAGTGCCTTAACGCCCAGGCCTGGAGCGGAGGTGCCGTGGATCCCGTAATCACCCTCGTGTGCATAGTTGCCGGTGTATTGGAATCCCTCGAGCTTGTTCTCCTCCTGGTCGAAGACGATCGCGGAGTGCGGGTTGGTGACGGTGTTCCACCTACACTGATCTACGATGAAGTCCTTTGGACCACCGCTGATCATCATCTGTCGACCGTTACCGGAGTACGTGTCGTTGATCTCTTCGAAACGTACCTTCCGCAGGACCATGTTCCGCATGATCTTGGACACGTTCCGGTAATCCCTGCCGAGAATGCTGACTCCCGCCGGGCTCCTTGTAACGATGCAATCTTCGATGAGGCAGTCTTCAATCGTCGCGTATGGGTTACCACCGTCCTGATTGCGAACAGTGAGAACGATTGCGAAGCCGTCCTGCCCGTTGACCCAGTTGTTCTCCAGGTGGCAGCGCTTCATGACCACCCGCAGGCAGTTCTTCAGCTCGTATAGGTTCTTCACCGTAAGACCTGGAGTGTCCTTCCAATGGGGAGGCTTGTACAGATGGCAATCAGTGATCGTGATGTCCTGCGGGATTGCTGATTCCGACTCGCAGTCATCGCCGCCGAAGATGATGTTCTCCCCGCTCGCCTCAAGGAATGAATCTTCGACCAGTAGGTTGCGTGTCTTATTGAAGCCCGCAACTGCCTGCGTGTCCTGACTGTGCCAGATGTTTCCCACGTGGCACCGGGATACACGGATGTCAGCATTGTTGGCGGCAACGCCACGGTGCTGTCCGTCAACGGAGCCCATGAGGAGACAGCGGTCAAGAACGTTCTGGGATCCGGGTGAAATGAGCGTACCATCCTTGGTGTGACCTTCCAAGCGGAGACCGGACAGTACGGTGTTCGGCTGTGTCGTTTGCAGGATGCCCTTCAACAACGGACCGTTCAGGTTGGTGTCGACCCGGCTGGGACCTGGATCGATGAGATTTTTGAGCGTAACCGGCTTCGGAAGATCGTAGAAGGAAAGATCCGCAACGAACTGCGGGTCGATCGAAAAAACCGCACCCGGCTCCGCTTGCGCGAGGATGTCCAGGAGGTTATCCCCCGGTCGTATGACTGTTTCCGGTCCCGTGTCGATGAGCTTCAACGCAGCAGAGATTTCATTCTGTGCGTTGAGTAGGTGAGTACGTACCAGGATTTCATCCATTTCAGATGCCCTCTCTGATCTTTCGATCCTTCGGCTGGAGCTAGTAGCCGGTTAGTTTCGACCGGCCGATTTGGTGATCGATGTCGGCTCGTGCAGCGATGCGCAAGTCACGGTCGCTGTACGCGGGAACCTTGGACAACAGTGGAATGCACGCTGCTAGAGCGTCAACCAGGTCCTTCGTGGGGAACAGTGGAAACCCCTTCATTTCTTCGACCAGGTCCTTCAACCCGCGACGGATGAAGAGCAGCTTGGATTCGTGGTACGGGATCAGGGAACGGATCCGATAATCCTTGTCTCCGACAGGACGCTCTTCCAGAACTGGGAACTGGTAGCCCTGTTCACGCATTTCCCTGTACAGGGGGAACTTTAGGACTTTCTGGAAGGCTACGTCTTCAATCGCTGCTCGTTCAACAACATAGCGCCGATGGAGTCCGATGAACTTGGCGAACAGCAGAGTGGGCTCCTGCCTCTGTGCGAACGCTTCGAATACGAAAATCCTGCCCTTAAAGTCCTTCGCTGCGACTACGATCCCGTTCCGGGCGTTTTTCTTCTTATCCGCCGAGCTGAGTGCTGGATCCCAGAACATCACTCGGCGCAGCGTTTCGAACGGGATTATTTCAATCTGCCCCGGTCCATGATTAACGACAACGTCACCGTCGACGTTGAACTCAAAGTACTGCAGGTCCGATTCACGGAACTCTGCCATCGACGGATCTCTGGGATTGTTCAGGTACAGCATACTGTACATAAACGCACCCTGTTTGTTCCGGACCCGTCGGCAGGAGTCGGTGGGGAATAAAGAAGGGAAGAAAAGGTACTCCGCATCAGGGTCCGGAGCAAATGTGTCGGGATCCATGTTCCAAATCGGAGCCCGTCCATGTTCTTTCGCGTCTGACAAGTCCGACTTCAGCTGCTCCTGGTTCCATTGGAGCGGGCGGCAAAGGAAGCCGTAAGTTTCAGACTCATTCGTCTGAATGTCGTTGTAGACGTCGTCCACACCCCACCGTGTGCCGATGAGCATGTGAAACGCACTGCGCTCTTCTACGAACAGCGCTTCCGATGCTTTGTACCATTCCTTGACTTTCTTCCGCACCGTGGGGGACTGGAAGGACTCAAGATCCTCAAGGTCGTCTGCGATCTGTATCGTATAATGCCGAGAAACGAGGTGGGTGTCAACGCCCGCGGACTCAATCGTATCTTCGCCGTAGATTCCATTCCGAGGAAAGAGGAGGGAAGAGTCCGTCCACACAGTACGTGCGAAGTCCGGGATTATCTCCGGGAACAGCCAGCGCAGAATCTGGTTTCGCTCAATCTGCTGTCGGATCGCCTTAATCTGCTTCTTAGCGTTCTCCGACGAGAAGGACGTGAGCAATATGCGGTGCTCAAGACCAGGGAGGCCACAAAACTCGTCCTGAACGAGGACCCAGATGGGGAAGGACTTGGATCCGACGGTGGATTTGAACGTGTCCCGTGGGATGAGAATGACTTTCCGAAGCGGAGGAATTGCCTGTATATAATTACACAGCTCCAGGTGCGGGTTTCTTTGGATCTTGTCATACCCTAACACCGCTGTCGACATGAAAAACAACGATTCCTTCGCCCGCTGCTTCGTCGTTTCCCGCAGCTCATCCGCCTTGGACGACGTTGGAAGCTCTATCCCAAGCGCCTCCTCAACGGCCCTGTGGCCTTTATCGGTTAGGATCTCCATTATTCGATCAAAACGCCGACACTTATTGACGCCTCTTTGATCTTTCGTGATGGATCCAAAGCTAAGGGAGCTTCACCAACGACCACACTGCCGCGGGATTCACCCAAACGGCGGAAGATTTCGACTACGGCACCCTCCGAAAGGAGAATTTGAGGCTGTCTTTCGACTTTTCGCTGCGGGGCGTATCCAGCTCTATCCAGCCAATCCTGCGAAATAGCGACTTGGAGCTTCTCGTCCTCCGTAGTCTCAGCAATTTCACGCAGCCGGTTGAGCATATCCAGCGTGTGTTCCTGGATCACCTCCGGGACAATCGCCTTCAACTCTCGTTCGTACGGAGTCCAGTCCTGCTTTTTCTGTTGAAAGACGAAGTTCTCATAAGCCTGGTACTTGGGCAGTTTAAGCCACGTCCGGACGGTGTGAGTGTTTCGCCCGACCCGCTGCGCAAGTACCGAAGGAGGGATCTCCGGCTGATCGCAGCGTAGGTCAGCGATAACTTTCCATTCCATTCGCACTGGATCGGGGTACAACATTTACTTCAGCTTCCCACGGCTGCATCAAACGGCTGATAGTAGTCCGAAGGACTAAGTTAGCTTACATTATAACCCAGGCTGGCAGGGCAAAGCAATAGGCATGTTCTTGAGCATCACGAATTTGACTGTCACAAGTGAAAAATGGGTACGTAAATTTGAGGGTCGTACCTAAAGGTAGGAAGTGTTTGTCCGGGGGTCGGGGCAGTAGTGCATTGCCCGTTCGTGGAGAAATAGAAGTGTCTGTGGAGGTTAGCATGGCTGATAAGAAGCAGGACTGGAAGAAGATCAACCGTGATATGGAAGTTAGGCCAGGAGAGAAGCCAGGCTGGTTCGAGGTGAAGATGAACAACAAGAAGTTCATCATGAAGGAAGTTCGCCAGTTCTACAGCGAGAAAGACGCCGCTTCCGTAGATCAGCTTTAACGCAAACAGGCTGGTCCAGTGCAAACTGGACCAGCCTTTTTTGCTACATTCTGATCAAGCTTTCCCCGAACCACTGTTGTTCGCGAGAAAATAGAAGGTTTGTGAGGTGGTTGTCTATGGAAAGACACAGCTTAGCTGCACTGGTACTCTTCGCGCTCTTTCTCTGGATGTTCGCAATCTGCTTCGATCTCGTCGTCAACGGAGAGAACGGTGCAACGTTCTTTCTAATCTCGCTCATCACATCACACGGAGGCTAGAATGAAGAACAACACAATCGGAGAGAACGCACACGATCCATTCAGCGGAAGAACGGAGGCAGTGAAGGATCAGATCCACAGAACGCTCTCACAGCCGTTCAGCGGACAACTCCAGGAAGCGATGTACCTCGGCAATGCGCTCGTCACAGCGCTCCGGATCCTGGACGGCACGTACGAAGTCACCGAATCGTCGTTCAAGATCACGACGATTCACGAGGAGCGCTAATGGATCTCCTCGACGTCTACGCTGTACTGGAGTGCTTACGGCAGCTGAAAGGAGAGTTGATACAAACACACGCACTGACGAATAACAGGAAAATGCTCATCGACGAGGCGGTCGACATCTGCAAGAAGGACATCGCGGAGAGAACGAAGGAGCAGAAGTAATGCACATCGACGTTCGTGGTCCACATCCGATCCTGTTCGACGGCATGCGCTGCTGGATCCTCGAGGGAGCACCGAAGGGGATCACAGTCGAAGAAGCCATCGAGTGGGTGAAAAGAACAACCGGAGAGGAGATCAAAGCAAAGTAGTGTTCGGGAGGAAATAGAAGATTTGGTGAGGGATGTGTAGTAATTAAGCTACCATCCGCTCGCTGAGGAGAATCAGCATCATGGCTGATAAGAAGCACACTCTGCCGTATCGGACCTGGGAAGAAGCCGTGAAGGATGGCTTCAAGAAGATCGGCGGAACCGAAGGCGCTTGGTCGATGCTCGACGCCGGGAACTACGCACAGCAGGAGCGGAAACTGCAGAACGACAAGAACACGCGGATTCGGGAGCTGCTGAAGTCCGATCCGAGGTTCAAGTCGATCCGTGAGGAAGCCAAGAAGAAGATCGGCAAGTAAGATGAAGACTCAGCTAGCCTGGACTGTATATCCGGGCTAGCCTTTTTTTGCCAGGCACAGTGCTGAGCTTCTTTTGCCACATTCCACCTGCCCCGAACCGCTGTCTAGTAGAACTAACATTGCTGCACAGCTTCCCCGAACCGGACCTAAAGCATCCCTACCCTGCGCCCGCGCAGCCGCACACGGGCAAAAGGTAGTAGTCCCTACCAGCCTCTGAGCTCAGCACCGCTGCCGAATTGGATCCAGCACAGCGTTGGATCCATCACCAGCGGCATTTTTGACGTTCGCACGTGAACTAAAGATCAAAATCTCCGTTGTCCCAGGGATCCTTGAGCGTAAAATTGACCAAATGGCTGGAATTTAGAGAACAGTCTTTGCTTAAGTGCTTTAGTTTCAACGAGTTACAGTTGTGCTCGTAATTCCCTGCTTATTATTAGGGATAGGTTATTAAGAGAACCTTATGATTTATATATACGTCTGACCTCTCTCTCTTTCATGAGGCATTGCATTTCTCTGGGGAAACGTTGTAAGTTGTTCTGTCTAAAGGAGTTATTCTGATCTTGTGCTCTTAGGCAGTTCGCAAACTCTGGGCAAGACGGGGAGAATAAAGATGTTGCTTTTTACTCTAGGGTGTGATATAATGATCTTAACTTTTATTGGATCCACCAAATGGAGGTCAGACCCAATGTCCCACACGTTCCGTACTACGGATGAAGTTTTGCAGCTCGTCGCTGGGCGGGAAGTTCTAGATGCCCCATCTTACAAGAAGCTCTGGACTGCATCAAGGTTGATTAGACTGGATGACGGATCCACCCTACCGTTGCTTTGGATCATTGCCGAGGCGAAATTCGGACCGTTCGATCCGAAGACGCACATGCCTTTCTGGAAAGATAAGCTGTGCACGAATGAATCGTTTGAGAACGTCGAACTCCTGGAGATCAGCTCCGAGCACCGTACAAGGCAGAACCCGTACGGTGTCCCAGCGGGGACGAGGGAGTATATGAAGCGCTACAGGGCAGCGAACAAGGAGAAGGTGAAAGGGTATCACAAGAAGTACTACGACAAGATGCGTGAGGCGTACCAGGCCCAGCGCACCGTTGTGGAAGGACCGAAGACTTCCACCGCCCTGTTGATGGAGCGCCTGCTTGAAATCATTCCTGAGGCCGCAACGGATCCAGACCCCTCGAAGGATCCCAGCTGAGGAAGGGGTTCCAAGTCAGTTGATTTTTGTTGAGTTGTGTGATATAATGATCTTAATAATGAAGGATTGCATCAAGCACAACGATCCAACCTGTGTCTTGTGTGGCACGCAGATCAACTCTGCCAGGCTCGCAGCCGTGCCTGGTACGGATCGCTGCACGCAGTGCGCAGCACAGGACGACGTTCCTAAGGTCCGCGGATACATGTCCTGGGAACATAAGACAGCTCCGACGTTGTTAATCGGTCCTGAAGCGGAGACAATGCTTCAGTACGATAAACGTCGCTTCTTTGGATCGTCACTCCAACTCGCTTCGCCGAAGAATCCCAGACTCGCGAAGTCGATGGACAACCGTAACTTGTCTCAGCAAGTGAAGGAGTTGGATCCTACGACGGACGTAACGCCCTACGAAACGGTGAATCGTGCGCAAGCGATTTGCCACCCAGATCGGCCGCGTGTGTCGCCCGACGGGAAATGTCTACCTTGCGCGTTAGAGTGGTACGAAAAGAGGAATCCAAGATGAAGCTCACATTCGAACAGTGGCTCCGTGCACTAGACAAGCTTTGCATAGCAAAGATTGGTCTGAACCATGACGATCTTCCCGACTCACCCACTCGTCGTTGGTACGACGAAGGTAAAACACCTACAGCTGCGTTCAAGTCCCTTCTGAAGCATGCACGTCAGTTCTAGCTTTGGATCCATCACGAAGGATCACAAATCACGAAGGATCACAAACGGAGAGAAAAGATGAACTACGTATTCAACCAGGAAGACATCCAGGTGTTCGAGCTGATCAACGTCCGCTGGATCGAATTCGTCGAGCCGTGGATCAGCGGGATGGGGCGAAAGAACGGTAAACTGTTCACGTGGCAGGCCACAGCTAAAACGAGTGGCTGGCTCGTTGAGATTACGAGCGTTACGGGACACGTCGGCAACCTGCAGGGCGCTACGTTCAACCTGCCGCTGGAAGTTGCCCACGCGGCGTCGAGGCTCCTGTGACTCCTGCGGAGGACAGCCTCGGATCCAGCACGAAGGATCACCACAGCACGAAGGATCAACGATGACCGAAGGATCAAAATTCCACATCTACGCATGCGACCTCGCATGCGCTCTGATCACTCCGTTCGCTTCCAGAGCTGAAGCGGAGGCTCACGTGCGGTTCTGTCAAGACCGCGGTGACGCCGCAACGATGAGGATCCTGGACGATGAAGAACTCAAGCAGATCGACGCTGATGACTTCCATCAGATACTTTCTCCGGAGGAAGATCGCCAATACGCTCCGCCGAATGACACGGTCGACGACGTACTCAACGCCTTCGGACTCAAGCGGGAGGACTTTGATGTGTGAACAGTGCGATTACCTCCGGAAGGAGATCCTGCGGCACGCAGCCGAAAGGCTCGAAGCTTCCTACCAACGTATGCTCTTCGACGTACTCCGCATCACTCCTCATGCTTCTCAGCCTCTTGTTCGCCAGGCCTTCGACCAGGGAATCCGCGAAGCTATCGACGGAATCATCATGATGGCTTACGTGAATGAGCTCGCAACCGGTGTGATGCCGACCATTCAGGTCATGGCGGACTTCCTCGCAGAGGCAAATGAGGCAGCGCGGGCGTGTACAGCCCAGTTCATCTTTGGCTCTGATTCCGACCTTCCCGTTATGTAGAAAGGACTACGTGATCCAATGCCGAACAGAGTGAAAAAGATTTGGACCGTTCGCGTCGTGATGTTCGAGGGTGACAGCATGAACCCTCCAATCGTCGGAGTGTGGTTGGAGCAGATGCGTCACCTTGGGTACCTGAACATTCTCAAACAGTACGACAACCGCACAGTTGTGGAATTCATGTGCCCCCACCGCGGCCTTGACACTATGCTCTGGGCACAGCAGGAATCCGAGCGGATGAAGTCCTTCGGGATCAACGCCGCTCCTGCTCCGATGTGGACCGGATTCGGAACTCTCACGGAACCGGTATTGGATCCAAATGTGGAGGAAAAATGAGACGCGTCTTCTGTTCCACCTGCGGTAAGCAGCACCACTCCGAGTCACACAGCGCGAAGGAACTCTTCCCGGCTAATGCGATCGAACCTGCCGAATACGGCCGCGTGGTCTGGGGTACAGTCCAAACGCCTCAGGAGAAGGACCGCTTCGTCCTCGTCAACGGAGTTCGGCACCAGCTCCCGCTCGGGCACTTCGATTGCGATCTCTGCGGCGATCCGATTGTTCCTGGTACCCAGGCGTGCTGCATCACGGTTTGGACATCCAGGCAAACGGAACCGCCGGAGTGGGAGCATGATTATGTCCAATGAGGATCCAACGAATAGCATTTACGACGACGACGCTCCCGTTGTAGATTGGACCGCGGTTCACCTCTGGATCGACATATACGCCCACGAGCACTATGACGAGGACGGCTGGGACTTCTACGTCGAGTGCTGGGACGTGGCACAGCTGATGGACTTCTGCAACACGATGTGTCCGTCCGCTACGGATCCCGTGGAGATCAGAAAGGTCGTCGGCCGTTCACTCAAAATCCAGGATGAGTACAGACGTGCCATTAGAAATGCGTGAGGATCCAACGAAGGATCCAACGAAGGATCCAACGAAGGATCCAACGAGAGAGGAATGGAGCCGACTGCTATTCGGCTCCTTCTCCCTTGATACCGTTAAACGCTGTATCACAGATCCAACATGGCAGCGGGTCCGCATCTCCCTGCTCTACAGCTCTCAACGTGATAAGCTGGAACGTCTGGAATCCTACATCGCACAGGCGCCGGACGAAAACACACTGTGGACACGTAAGGTCCAAGTCACCAACTACGTCAACGCGCTTAAGCGAGGAGGTCTAATCAAGTGAACGAGTGGTTGGATACGACAACACTCCCAGCCTGGGTCGTGCTCATCGTAGCCATCCTTGCAATCCTGGCACTCGCCCTTTGTTGGAGTAGACCGAAATGACACTTCACGCCAAAACAGAACTAACCTGGCCCCGCTGTGTCTGCGGACACATCGCACAGGACCACAACGTCGCAACAGTCGATCCCAACGTCTTCGGTTGCGATCGGTGCCGTCCTTCGGAAGACAAAGTCTGCCGCGCGTACCGCTTCCCTGCGGACTTCCCTCAAGAGAAACGTGACGCGCTCAACGCCCAGCGTTCCAGGATCCTCCAGGGACTGGACGAAAGAAAAGTTCCATCCGAGATGGACATCACGCTCAAGCTGAGGGTCCGCTTCAGCGACTACAATGACTACCACGACCTGGCAGCGAAGGACGAGGTCACTCCAGAGGAAGTCGAAAGGTTCCTCGACTCCTTGAACATGACGCTCCAGGACCTGTGCGATGTCACACAGGAGACGTCGGACGACAAGTTCATCTACGAATACCTCGCGGCCGAAGTGCTTTACAAGAAGGAGAAGCACGAGGGATCACAAAGTGACTAACACCTGCAAGCGCTGCAACGCTCTCAAGGAGGATCACATTAAGCCCTTCGATTCTCCTGGACCGCTCAAGTGCCCGCGCACTGAAGGCGGGACGTACACAGACCAGGAACTGCACATCGTTCCGTATGACAGCCCCTACCTCACGGTCAAATTCCCTCGGCACGCCAGAGCCATGTGCGGCAAGCTGATCACCATCAAGTACGAGATGGATAACGTTGACCCCACCTGCGAAATCTGCAAGCGGATGGATGAGGAGGAAGAAAAGAACAGCCCGGGATGGGTCCGGGAGGAAGGAGGGTCTAAGTGATCCTCTGGGATCGTAACGGTTCCTTCCCAGTTGATTTTCACTTGGAGCTGTGTTATAATTATAACATACTGAGATGAGGTCATTCCGATCACATCCAGTCCGTCAACAAGTCCTTCCGTGCCATCGAACACGCACAGAAGGCACAAGGTGCCAGCACTAAGGCACTAGGAGCGTCACATGGGATCCATTCTTTCCGAGGCGGCGGCGAACTTCGAGAACCTCTCCGTCGAAGACCTGAAGGCTCACCTGCAGAAGGTTGCGGCCGCTCAGGTCAAGCAGCGCGAGCGTCAGAAGGAGTACAACGCGACTCCCGAGGCGAAGGAGAAGCGTACCGCGTACCAGACCAAGCGCAACGCGGAGATCAAGGCCGACCCGGAGAAGTACGAAGCCCTGAAGGAGAAGCGCAAGGCGTACATGTCCAAGCCTGAGGTCGTCGAGAAGCGCAAGGCTTACCACGCGAAGCGGAACGCCGAGATCAAGGCTCTGCTCGCGGAAGCGAAGAAGCGCGGCATCGACGTCAAGGCCGTTCTCGCGGAACCGCCGGCGACGGGCGAAGGCGCCTCGGCGTAGTTCGAATGGGGGAGGACTGCACACTCCCCCATTTCGTTGCAGTCGAACTCACTTTGTCTTTCACATTTGGAGGGTTCACAGACAATGCCAAAAGCAGTCGTGCTCCTGTCAGGTGGGATGGATTCCGCCACCACGCTGGCAGTAGCACTACAGGACTTCCCGGACGTTGAAACCGTCAGTATCGATTACAACCAGCGCCACCTGCGCGAACTTACGTCCGCCAAGGATGTCGCTGAGTTCTTCTCTGTCCGCCACACCATTGTCGACCTCAGCTTGGCTGATATCTTCAAAGGGGCTTCGTCCAGTCAAACCGACGCGGCAATCGAAGTCCCCGAAGGCCACTACGCTGATGAGTCGATGAAGACCACAGTCGTTCCTAACCGAAACATGGTCCTGCTCAGCATCGCGGGAGCGGTTGCAATCAGCCGCGGAGCTGAGTTCCTGTACTACGGCGCACACGCCGGTGATCACGCAATCTACCCAGACTGCAGACCTCAGTTCGCGCAGGCGATGGCGAAAGCATTCCTCCTGTGCGATTGGAAGCAGCTGCACCTGCTGACTCCGTTCATGAACAAGACGAAGGCGGACATCGTCACTATCGGAGCCCAGCTCAACGTTCCGTTTGGCCTCACATACAGCTGTTACAAAGGAGAGCTACTCACCCACTGCGGCAAGTGCGGGACTTGCGTCGAGCGTCGCGAAGCCTTCATCGAGGCAGGCATCCCAGACCCGACAATGTACGAGGAATAGCTTCGGATCCATCACTCTGTGAAGTGAAGGATCATCATCGACCGATCCAAACAAAGGAGTTCAGCATGTACCGTCTCAAGAACATCAAGACCCAAGCCTGGGGCCACTCAATGTACATCCGTCGTGACCGCAAGTCGGTCTTGAAATTCTGTGCCAAGCTCGCGGAAGAGCAGGGCATTAGCCTCTCAAGGTTTCTGACGAACCTTGCGGAGGACTTCCTCGACGGGAACCTGCAGTACAAGCGCTCGCTTCTCCAAGGGAGGAAGAGGTGACAACCAAGTACGTTGTGAAGAAGCAAAAGACCAACGGGAGCGGGGAAAAGTTCTACAAGCAAATCGGTACCGTGGTCATCAACGAAGGGGAAGGGACCGGTGTCCTGTACCTCGACATGTTCGACGGGAACTTCCGACTGTTCACTGACGAGTACTACGACAATCAGGTCCGAGAAAAGGAGACACAGCATGGCGAAGAAGAAGTCGAAGAAGCGTCCAGCACTGCCAAGAAAGCGGGGCGTTCACGTCATCGACAACCACACGACACCACGGGAGTTTGAGTCTGCCAGGGCAGACCTGGTCAGCTTCCTGACGAAGCGTTTGTAATGATCATCCTCACCTGGTGGGAAGTGGAAGAATTGACCGATCACTTCCTGGGGCGTCCTGACATCTGGACCTGGGATGAAGCCTCGAAGTGTTGGCTTCGCACAGACAGTGAAGGGACGCCCTTACTGGGTCTCCGTATCCTCGGCCCGAACGCTCCAGGTCCGTACCGGAAGTTCAAACTGGCCTGGATTCCCGTCACCTGGCTTGATGAGCTCTGTACGCAATACATCACGCAGCTCGTCACGAGATGGACCTCCTACGGATTCCGCATCGCAGTGCAGGAGCTTCTTACAACGGACGATGGGATCAAGATGGATCCCCGTCTAGCTGAGGCTGTAGCTGTGGCAATCAGTAAGATCGAACAAGAGCCCGCTCCTGACCCAGAGAAGCTCTCAATCCCTACACAGGGCGAGCTGTGGCCAGACCTCAGCGGAGTCAGGCTCGAACCATACACCATGGAGCGGACAATCCGCACCGTCGGGCTAGTCGGCGGCGGTTGGCTCTCCATCCGGTACCAAGGTGAGATGCTTCGAATCCGCCTTAGCATCCCCTCAATAGACTACGGCGGGGGCTACGATCACCCGTTCGAAGGATACATCCGTCCGAGGCACGGTAACATTCCACTCACAATCGCTTCACTTATGGGAGTCGAAACGCATGTCCGACAAACCAACAGCGTACCAGAAGCAGCAACGGAACGAGGAGACCAACGAGAACTATACGGATCTAGCGAACTGCCTGAAGAGGGCAGCGCTGATCTCCGAGGAGGGGAACTTCCAGCGCAGGATGGCTCTGGCGAAGACCAGGGCTGAGGAATCCCAGCTCTGGTTCAACGCGGCAATGAACGGCGTCGAAACGTTCGATGAGGACGACAATGGCTAGAGCAAAACTCGTTCTCAAGTTCATCTCTCCGCCGCCGAACGCTAACAATGAGCAGGTGCTGGAATTCGCAATCATCGACTCAACGACAATCGGCGATCTTCAGCAGCTGCTCGCGTTTGAGATGCTCTTCAACCGCATGTGTGTCGGACGCCTGCACGCGTCCGTGGAGAACATCAAAGAGGCCAAGGATGCATAGCTTCGCGGTGGAGATCGGTGAAGAGCTGATTCCCTTCGAACAGGTACTAGACTACCTGTCCACGAACATGAACCAGTCTCGCGTTCAGTTCTTTCTGGACTGTAAGCGCAAATACTGGTGGCAGTTCGAACTCAACCTGGTCCCGGACCGCCCCCGCTGGGCCCTTGAGGACGGCAAAGCGTTCCACGAAGGCATGGCAGTCCTTGCCGCAACGGAGGATCTGGAGAAAAGCGTCACAGCGGCCAAATCCACCCTCCGGGACGGCATGCCGAAGCAGAAGCTCGTCTACGATGAACTCGAACTGCGGGAACACGTCGAGCTCGTCGAACACCTGGTTCGTGCTTACTACGCCGAGTACAACGGGAAAGTGCTGTACAAACCTCTCGGCGTCGAATGCAGCGGCCGCGTGGAAGTCGGTGAAGGATCTGGTGTCTTCCTCGTCTTCCGTACGGACCGCCTTGCGAACTGGGCAAACCGCATCTGGATCGTGGATCACAAAACCGCAGCCAAGCTGGACATGCGGGACGTGATGAAGTACGAGATGGACCTCCAGTTCACCGCCTACACCTACGGAGTCTCCAAGATCCTCGGGCAACGCGTGGCTGGTGTCATCCTGGATCTCATCACGAAAGCCCAGACGACGAAGTTCCATCAACAGCCCTTCGTCCGCAGTGACGACGAACTCCTGGACTTCGAAGGCGAATTTGTCGAGATCGTCAGGGAAATCGCCTGGCGTCGAGCTCGCGTCCGCGCTGGTGAAGATCCGAAGACCGTCTGGTACAAGAACACCAAAGAGTGCTTCCGCTACGGTACCTGCCCCTACAGGGATCTGTGCCTGAGCGATAGCCCCGTTAAACGCGCCCTGTTCATGAAGCGAGATACAGACTATGTCGACGACGCTGACCGGGAAGGAAGAAGGGGAAGAATCGATCCTGAAGCTATTAACACTGCTCATCAGGGACTTGTGCAAGACGGAAGCGGAGCTCCAGGTCCAGAAATACCGGGGACCGCACCTTCCGACAGTTCGGCAGCTGGAGCAGAAGTCCCTGGAACTGCAGCACCAGCTGACGGAGACGTTCGGTGAAGTTCTCGGGCTCGGAAACACTAAGGCTGCTCCCGGGGAGGATCCTGGTCTCAAAAGCACCACGGATGGAACGACACGGCCAGCTGATCCTCCCGCCTAGCGCCTGGAAGCTTGCACAGCGGGCATTCTGCCATGTGCATGAACAGACTGTCAGCTTCGGTGAGGACCTTACGAACCAGTGGATCCTCGTCGACAAGTATGCTGGCAGTCCCCTGACGTTGGGAGGCACAACGTTCTGGGTAATGACACAATGGGCATGCCTCGCCCTGTTGGAAGAAGGAGAACAGTACTATGATGCGTGACCGTCTCATCGAAGTCGTCGGGGACATCATCAAGGACCAGGTCAAGGAGAACCGCGAGCTGGAGCAGGCGGAGATCGACTCCATCAGCGAAGCGCTCGGCGACTCCGACGGTGTCATTCAGGAACTGATCGACGACGAGGACAACGCGGAAGAGAAGAACAACGACGAGGAAGCGGAGCAGGAACTTGTCCCCGAGCCCGACAAGGAGCGGTGAGAAGTTCACAGTCCCTGTCGATCTGTACGACGATCAGGGACGGCACTGGGGTCAGATTCGACTGGTGCAGTACGGCCAGTCGACTCTGCTCCAGGTCTGTGTTGACGCCGATCAGCACGGTTGGCAGGATTTTCAGGCGTTCGTCATCACTGACGACGTGCTGAAATTCGGCGTCATTGGTAAACGACCCAAGTAAAGGACATGGCATGCCGCCAGGAAAACTACCAGAACTGAGACGCACTTCGGACAACAGGAACGAGTACGCTGCTGTCCTGCTCTATGCCCCCGCACGTTGGGGCAAGACGAACATCATCCGTACTTGTCCCAAGCCGATCGTTCTCGCCACAGAACTCGGGAGAACGCGTGGTCTGCAAACCTTGATGGACATTGACGTCCCCTTTATCGAATGCCCGGATATTGACACACTGCACATGGCAGTCGCCGAGCTCGGTAGAGTTCCGAACAAGGTCCAATATCAAGGTGAAGAGTTCATGACTGTTGTGCTGGACTCCCTATCAGCCACAGGTGAACTCTGGCTCGAAGGTGCAAAGCAGATCCACGGGTGGGATATGATCTGGGACGCTGGTGATGGGCCGAGGGGGATTGCACGTAAGGATCCCCGTCAAGCATACCCTTACGTAGCGGAGAAGGGTCGCCAGACCGCAAAGATCATCATGGCATTGCCTGCAAACACCTTGTTCATCGCACGTGAGCAGGTTGTTGAAGAGGGCCAGGGGAAAGAAAAGATCACCTTCTGGGCACCTGAGCTTCCCGGACAGAAGCTCCCTCGCGAACTTCCAGGGTGGCCGGATGCTACACTTCGTGGTGTGTGGCAGAACGGTAAGAGGAAAGTCTGCACGGTAACAATCGCAAGAACCGTTGCAGGCTTTCGCGTTCCTCCCAAGTTCAACGTACCTCAGTACTTGAACCCGGACATGGGAGCGATTTTCCAGCTCACCACTGGGAAGAAAGAGGCTCTGGAGATCCTCACCCGTAAAGAGTGAGGCTCCTTGTCCTGTTGTTCCTGGCCCTGTGCCTGTTCTTCTTCGCGATGGCACCAGGGCCCTTTCTGATCTTGGCCGTGATAACCATGGTCATCTTCAACGAGTACGATCGGAGGAAGCTGTGAGATTCGAAAAGTACAAGCAGTCCGACATGGCTGCGGATAACACCGTTCCGGAAGCCACGTACAAGCTCCGTTGCAACAAGGTGACGTTCAAGGAGCCGCAGGAGGACGGCAAGACCTGCGACGTGGCCGGTGAGACCGAAGCGGGCATCCCGACCTTCGTCAACAAGAAGGGCGAGACCGTGTTTCCGTACCTGTCCCTTGACTGGGTCATCCAGGACGACGGAGAGACGTTCGGCCGCCACGTGTTCGACAACTACGTCAGCCTGGCACCCGGGGATGACTGGAAGGTCCGCCAGATCATGAAGTCCCTGGAGTTCAGCGAGGACGACGCGTTCGACACCGACGAGTGGATCGATCGTGAGTGCTTCGGTGTCGTGACGAAGCAGAAGGAAGGGAAAGGTAAGGACGGCAAGTGGTACCCGGCTCAGAACAGGGTCGGGCGCTACATGGGCCTGAACGAGACGCAGAAGTAACGCTTCACGGGGAGGCTGGATCCTAGTCCAGCCTCTCTGTGTCTCTTCAGGAGGATCCCATGATCGAACATGAATCCGGCGCAAAGCGGAGCAAGCGGATGCCCCGCTACGATCTCATTCCTCAGTCTGGACTAGTCAGACTAGCAGACCGCTACCAGCTCGGTTTGGAGTGTTACACAGAGTTCAACTGGAAACTCGGTCTGCCTTTCGATGACACGTTCAACCACATCCTGGCGCACCTTCAGGAGTACAAGGAGCGCCGCAAACGGCTGATCCAGTTCGCACTGGAAACCAAGCGGGACATGTACGCTCCCGGTGAACTCGTCGAGAAGATGAGAGAGCTGGAAACAGACGGAGACGACCTCGCAGCTGCCGCCTGGGGCATTTTCGCTCTCATGGAACTTGAGGAGCAAGGACGGATTGTATGACTGAGCAGTTCTTCTGTGAACGGCGAGGGGTTAAGTTCATCCTCACCGTCCAGACCACCTCTGGCGACGCCCACTCAATCCTCACGGATGTCGGCCGCGAGTGTGTACGACGGCTCATCGACTCCAAGCTCGAGGGCATGGCTGTCAAGTTCCTGGCGGACTTGGGCGCCGTGCATGAACCGAAAGGACCAGATGCTCCTCACCTTTAACTACGAACTGCCGTTGGGTCACCGCCTCATGGAGCACCCGGGCAAGTGTAAGTACCTGCATGGCCACAACTACGTGATCGAGGTGGCCGTCGGCGGTAAGTTGGACCTGGTGACAGACATGTTGATGGACTTCTCCGATCTGAAGAAGACCGTCAAACAGTACTTCGATGAGTGGGATCACGGATTCGTCCTCCGAGTAGACGACCCCGCTGTGGAAGCGATCCGTCAGTACTCGAAGCTCATCACGATCCCGTCCCATCCCACAGCGGAGATGCTCTCCCTGATCTGGAGACAGGGCCTCCAGGCCCTGTTCCCTAACAATTCCGTTGGCATCCGGGTTCGCGAGACCCGAGACTGTGGGGCATTCCTTGTCTGACAAACGATACCCACTCGCGGAACGGTTCGTCGCTCCACAAGGCGAAGGATCCAGGACAGGGATTGTTACTGCCTTCGCCCGCTTTGTCGGCTGTAGCGTCGGCAAAAAGGTCTGCACGTTCTGTGACACAGACTTCGACGAAATCTACGAGCACCTGGACGGTGGGATGTACACCGCATTGGAGCTCGCCCACTGGGCTTACAATGTCCCAAACTTCTGCTTCACGGGTGGTGAACCTCTCGACCGGGACCTGCGTCCACTGATCGAGATGCTCACCACACTCCGTGATGACGTTCAGATCGAAACAAGCGGTACGAAGCTCCCAGACTGGCTCCGTGATCCGGTTTGGCGTAAACGTATCTGGCTGACAGTGAGTCCAAAACCGGGCTACCTACACGAGATGCTCGGCATGGCGGATGAGATCAAGGTCATCCACACAGGGCTGTCCGACGACCCAACGGGGTGGCCCACGCTGGCCGACGCAATCGAGTGGGCGCACAGAGGAAAGGCGGTGTACCTCCAAGCTCGCAACCTGAAGTTCGACATCGACAAGGACAACACGGAAGAAGTGACCCGGATCGTTATGGATCATCCGGTCCTTCGCGTCAGTGCCCAGATCCATAAATTCCTGAGGACAAGATGATCGAAGAAATCACAAAGTACCGTGTCCACGACCTGGTTGAACTCCGGCAGATCGCTGCCGATAACAACTGCGAGCTGTTCGTTTGCGGCAAGAACGAAATCGCGGTTGACATCGACACAGTGGAACAGGAAGCGCAGTTCGCTTCGATGCAGAGTCTCATCAAGGAGCAGTACCACATCGTCGCCACCAACTTTTGGGCGAGCCGGGGTGACGGTAAGCACTTCGTTCTGACGTTCGACAGAGACCTCGATCCGATGGAGCGGATCATCCTTCAATCCGTCCTGGGCTCCGATCCCAAACGGGAGTTCCTCGCACTGTGGGAACTGTCCCAGGGCTTCGAAGAAAGCGTGCTGTTCAAGCCACTCCGTGATGAAGTACAACGAGAAAAAGGTCAAGGAAGCGATCACTAGCCTTCTCGAGGGTTTCGGCGTAGATCTGAAAGATCCACACTACGCCGAGACTCCCGACCGAGTAGCTAGGATGTACAAGGAACTGTTCACACCGCCGGTGAACAATCTCAAGGCGTTCGAACTGCCTGTTGACGCTGCGAAGAGGGCTGGAATTGTCCTCCTCCGGAATCACCGGGCATTCGGCGTTTGTCCGCATCACCTTCTTCCGTTCGAGATGACTGCCTCTGTTGGCTACATCCCGAACCGGAAGGTGTTCGGTCTCTCCAAGCTCGCCAGAGCCGTAGAGAGCCAGCTCACAGCTCCAGTTCTCCAGGAAGAGCTGACACAGGCAATCGTTGACATGCTCGTCAACGAACTGGATCCAAAGGCAGCAGCCGCTGTGATCGTAGGCGTTCACGGGTGCATGCGTTGCCGTGGTGTGAAGAGCACAGGTGATGTAGTCACCTCCAACATGTATGGACAGTTCCTCATGAACCCTGCGGCTCGTGAGGAGCTTTTCTCGTTGATCGGGAGATGAAGAAAGTACACGACATTGTCCGCATAATCGTTCCGGGAGCTAAAATAGCCCTGAACGTAGAAGACGCGAAGGACAGGCACTTCCCCATTGCCTTCATCCAGTGGGGAAACAGGGACGACGGCTTCCAGTACGAGGTCGTCTGTCCCTTCTGCGCTAAGTCGATCGGTTGGGTGATCCCCGCGGGGCCAACAATCGGCGAAGCTGTACAGACCATGGCACCCGCTATGGCGACACACAAACCGCAATGTCCGCGGTTCGGTGAGAAGTTCGGCGTTGAGATTGCAACGGGGCCGATGGGAACGGAGAAACTCCCCATCATGTAGGAGGCGGCGATGCGTGGGAAGATCAAGAACATCAACGACAAGCAGGGTTTTGGGTTCATCCGCGGCGACGACGGGAACGAATACTTCTTCCATCGCTCTGGGTGCCTCGATCCGTTCGAACAACTCGAAGTGGGTGACAAGGTTGACTTCGAAGACACTACCGCGAAGAAAGGCCTCCGCGCTGAGAACGTGGAGAAAATAAACGACTAACGACGTTCCGAAGGGACCCGAAATGTCCGATATCTACACCTTCGGTTCCCTCCCCAACGGCAAAGCTGCCTGGTGCCAGGGTTGTCCTCTCTTCAACAACCCTGGCCCCGTTCCTGGGGAAGGACCGCCTACTGCGAACATCGTCCTGTTAGGAGAAGCGCCTGGTGAAGACGAAGTTGCTCCTATTCGGAAAAACATGCCCGGAAGGCCTTTCATTGGCGGATCTGGAAGAATTCTCAACAGGCAGCTTTATCAAGCGGGAATCTATCGATCCGACTGCTACGCGACTAACGTCGTCAAATGTCGTCCAACTGGAAACCGGACGCCAACAGATGACGAAATCCGGCACTGCGCTCCCTTTCTTGCCAGAGAGCTGGGAGCGATTCGTCCAAACGTCGTCGTCGCTCTTGGAGCAACCGCCCTCTACGCCACGACGGGTCGCAACGGTATTTATCAACAACGTGGAGTTCCGATTGAGGCACCCGTTGGTGATCGCGTCCAGAAAATCTTTGCGACGTTGCACCCAGCGCACATCATGCGTCAGCAGGAAAATTGGCCGCTTGTCATCTACGACCTCATCAGAGCGAAAGCCCAAAGCACCTTTGCCGAAGTCCGAAGGCTTCCGTGTAACTATATTCTCGACGCAAGCCTCGCAGATTGTGGAGAGGGTCTTGCTCGGGCTGCTAGAGACACTGGAATACTCGACTTCGACATTGAAACACACGGATACGGACCCCAAGGTGGTCTTGACCCTAAGACCAGTCAGATCGTCTGTATCGGCTTCGCGGTCAACGAAACAGACGCTTACTGTTTCCGTTGGACGCCTGCAGTTGCCGAGTGGTTCAATTCTCTGGCAACTGATCCAAAGATTGAAATCGAAGGTCAGAACATTGAAACCTTCGACATCCCCTTCTGCGAGGAGAAGGGCATCCAGTTCATAGGTCCGACTTGGGACACGCTCCAAGCGTTCCACTTGACAAATTCGGACCAGCCGAAGAACCTTGGTCACATCATGTCTCTTTACACAGACATGGAGTACCACAAGAACACGGCGAAGGATAACCTCTTCCTCTACAACGCGAAGGACGTTCTCGGACAGAGGCGCAGCGCGGTTGAGCTCCGAAAGGAAATCAAAGAGTACGGGATGGAAGGACTCATGCACACCGTGTGCCAAGTTCAACCTGTCCTCCGGAAAATGTCCCGCCTTGGGTTGAAGCAGGACGAGATGCTCGCTGCCCGCTGGGAACTTGCGATGGACATGACAGCGCGGCAGTATGAGGAAAAGCTCCGCGCTGTGTTTGGTCCAATGTTCAACCCGAAGTCTTCCAAGGATGTTCAAGACGTTCTGTACAACAAGCTTGGGCTCCCTGTCCAGTACGTTAAAGATGCAAAAACAAAACAGATGCGGCCGACGGCAAACGCCGCTGCGATTGAGAAACTCGCGGAGCTGTATGACGATCCAATCCTACAGCTGATCTCAAAGGTCCGCAGTTTGGATCACACCAAGGAAACCTATATCAACGTTCCGAAGGATGAAGCGAACTTCGTTCATCCTCGGTTCGGTACAGCCAAAGCGGCTACAGGTCGTTTGAACTCGTGGGATCCTAACTTCCAGAACATTCCGTTGGAGCTGAGACAGCTCTACGTTCCTGACACCGAAGACCACTTCTTCATGTCCGCCGACTGGAACCAGGTGGAGACTTGGATCGGAATGGTCCTATCTGGCGACGAAGTCGGACTCAGCATCCTCGCCTCAGGTGAAGACTGGCTTGAGCGAATGGCTGCTGATGCGTACAAAGTCGCCATCGAGCTTGTCCGTAAAGGTGCACCTTCTGAACACCTTCGCTACATGGCCAAGTTCATCTGGTACGGGCTCACGTACGGTCGCGGAGCCGCTGACATTGCTAAGCAGACAAAACGTCCCAAGTCTGAGATTGAGACCTTTATAGCAAAGATCCTCAAGCTATTCCCAGATTGGAACGAATGGCGGGAATCCCTCCTTGCGGATGTAGAGAAGGACTCCTGCATCATCAACCCATTCATGCGCCGTCGTTGGTGGTTTACGCGCCAAGTGACGGAGATGTACAACTTTCCTGTCCAAAGCACCGGCGCGGACATGATGTATCACTGCCTGATCGATGTAGACAGGGATTTAGCACAACACTGCAACGGATCAACGATAAGAGTCAGCGTTCACGACGAACTCGTGCTCATGGTCGCCAGGGACGAGGCACGACTGTCAAAGGAGATCCTGGAGGACAACATGTCCCGCAAGTGGCCGCAAGTATCAGAGCGGTCACGTAAGCCAGAAGTCACGCGGAAATACTTCCCGGACGGCTTCTTCGCCAAAGCGGACGCTACAGTTGGGCTAAACTGGATGGAATGCAAAAAAGGGAACAGTGAACTCCACAAGGAGCTCTTCGGATGACCTACATTCTGAGACATCACCTCGCCGACATTTACAGACACATGCTCTGGGCGCAGTATCCAGATGAGATACTTGCCCAGCACCTGGATCCTGGAGAACTGATACACCGGATCCAAGAATTGGAGACACAGAGTGAAGCTCTCGATGGAAATTCCCACAGCCCTGCTCCAGAAGATGTCGGAGCTAGTGGATCTGGACTTCGTCCTTGCACAGTTAGTCCTGGAGGATCCAGCCTACGCGGAGTTCTTCCGGAAGTCGAGCAGGTTCAAGATCATGGACAACGGCTTCCACGAACGGGGGGAGCCACTCTCCCTGACGGAACTGCAGGAGGCAGCGACGCTCTGCAATCCGGGGGTAGTGATAGCCCCGGACTGGCTGGGCGACGCGCAGAAGACTTACGAGGGATTCAAAGCGGCCAAGGAAAAATTCGCTGGACGCTGGCGCTTGGGCACTGTTCTTCAGGGGAAAGACAGAGAGGAACGTATATCGTTCTTCAACGCGGTGCGGTCCGATACACACTTGTTATGCCTTCCGTTCAGGTCCGAGAGATACAACCATTTCTCCGAGCTTGTCGAAGCTACGCCGAAACACATCAGGTGGCCTCCGCGTATCCATCTCCTTGGAATGAAATCGCTGCAGGAGACCCAGCTCTTCTCGACCTTGTTCGACGATCTTGGGATCTCGCACCGGACATCGATCGACACTGGGAAGTTGATCAAGTTCGGCTTGGCTAACGAGTGCATTGATGAGTTCACTGCACTTCGCGGACGTGGGATGCTGGATCACAGCATTGCAAGTTTCACGGCGGAGCAATTCGCCAACACGTTCTACAACGTTGCCTTTGCACGGAAATACATGTAGAATCGTAGTATGGCAAATCCTGTCCCACTATCTGAGCAGGTTCAGCTGCTCATCAGGCACTTGAAATCACGGCCCGTAACTAACGGAGGCGATACTTCGTTGGACAAAATCCTAGATTGGATCAGGGACGTTCCACCTGGTGGTCGCCCACCGGAACTCCTGATCCTGGTGAAAGAGAAGTTCAAGCTTGATGATAAACAGCTCGAAAGCAGACTCGCCCCAAGAGCACGAATCCCAGATTTTGATACTCTCGTCCCCACAAGTGGGTGGATACGTGATTACGTTGAGTTTACCAGAGCGACAGAGCCTCCGACAGTGTTTCATTTCTTTGCGGGGATGGTTGCCGTCGGTGCCGCTATGCAACGCAATGTGTACGTACGTAAGGGTCACTACTCGGTCTACCCAAATCTGTGTGTCGTGCTCGTGGCCCCATCAGGAAAGTGTCGCAAGACGTCAGCTTGCAATATCAGTGTTGATCTTGTTCGCTCTTACGGGGGACAGATCATTGCTGATAAGGCTACTCCAGAAGCTCTGGTGGAAGCCTTCAGAGAGAAGGAAACGGCCTGCGGGCTTCTTTACGCCCCGGAGCTGGCGGTATTTCTGGGCAAGCAAAAGTACCAGGAAGGCATGATCCCGATGCTTACTTCACTCTTCGATGCACCGCGAGAGTGGAGCAGCCTCACAATCGGTCGCGGAGAGTTGAAGCTCCAAAATGTCGCTTTGTCGTTCCTGGGGGCATCGACGCTGGATTGGATCCAAACAGCCATACCACGCGATGCTTTTGGCGGTGGTTTCATGTCCCGACTGCTATTCGTTGTCCAAGAGGATACACCTCGATCCTTTCCAATCCCTCCTCCGCCTGATGAGAAGCTCAAACAATCCCTTCGTTCGAGACTCATCGATCTTACACGATCCCGTGGTGAGGTTCCTTTTTATGATGGTAACCCAACCACGCGAGCATGGTACGAGGACTGGTACAACGGAAAACACGGAGCCGGGAACGAGGAACGGCAGTTCGCGGGGTACTCAGAACGAAAACCCGATCATATGATCCGTCTCGCCATGATCCTCGCTGCCTCTGAGGTCGGAGACTCCAGGCTCATGAACGAGCACCACCTAAAGCAATCGCTCAAGATCCTCGATTGGTTGGAACTGTGGCTTCCTGCTACATTCGAACAGATGTCTCAGTCCAACGTCGGAGAGGATCATGCCAGGATGCTCAAGCAGGTCCGGAACCACGGAGGGACACTTGAACATAGTAAGTGGCTTCGGCTGAACAGTAACAAAATGGACTCTCGGATGTTCCGGGAGCGGATTGACACGATGAGACAAGCGAAGCTCATTGAGTATGATCCTAAAACAAAGAGCTACTTCCTTACCCCAGAGGGCTGGAAATGACTCAATGGGAACTACTCGCGCAATCCCTGGGTTTCCCCGGGGAGACAGAGATGTGGAAGGAGCTGTATGAAAAGCGACACCTTTCCATCAACCAGCTTTCGCTAAAGTTCGCCTGTTCGGCGCATACGGTAAGGGCGCGCTTGCGCGCCTTAAAACTGGATATTAGATCGAGAGGCGGACCAAACGCGATGAAGGTGGAAGTGAACCAGGATCTGTTGCAGAAAATCGCCCGGCAGGGAATCCCAACGACCGCAAAGCAGCTGGGAGTAGCACCGCAAACGCTGTACAATCGGTTGTACTACTCCCTCGGGCTGAAGAAGCGTGACCTGGAAAAGGAGCTAGCGAAGCATCGGGATGGAGAGCCCGAAAGCCCGGAGAAGGTAGACGACGAACAGAAGGACGAGTAGCACGTCAATCACAACGACAACTTGGGGCGGTATCCCAAAGGCTCCGGCTATTTGGTGTACCGCCCACCAGACTAGGCCTAGGACGAGCAATACCACGATCAGTCCAATCAGCGTCATCGGAACTCCTTATGTAAACGAACTCCCTTCTACACCCTGGACACTCGATGAACCCGAGCACCTTCTGTGATGCTCGGTCCAGCTTCTCGTACCGCCGCCGGGCGCTGATAAGGGAGCGTGCACAGAAGTAACATTGCACCGGTACTCCCAAGCCAACGTCATTGAGTACCTCAGCCACCCGCCGCACGTTGTTCAGCAGCAGGGACGAGGGTCTCACTGGGGGGCCCTATTCCGTGGAGCAGCCGTTGTTGCAGTTGGATTGCCAGCGTCGATCCTCAAGTTTTTCGGAGCCGCCGGCATTGGCTGACTATCAACGACTCCTAAACCGAAAGGGAGACTACCCGGCGATTCTTGAAGTGTGTTCAGATCTCCAGGTAAGCCGTAGTTCTGAACGGTTAGAATGATGGTGTAGTTTCCCCGCGGCTGTGGTGGAATCGCTGCGCTCCACTGCGTGAGTGTATCACCAAGAAATGGTCCACGTTCAATACGGACATTGTCGAGTTGGAATGTTCCCGCCGGTAGTCCCGCTATCTTGGCGCCAACCAAACTGTCCGAGGCGGGTTGACACCAATAGATCCGGAATGGAAGTCCCGAACGGACAGTTCCATTGTTGCTGCCTGGCGGACAATTTCCACTGATAGGAGCAGTCGGATTTGGCTGTATTCCCTGTGCGAACACGGAAACAGGGGACAGAAGGATGACTAACAATACCAAAGTTCTCACTGTTGTGCCTCCGGGAAGCCGAGGAAGTGTTTCACTCCCGCCGCATAGTCACCGAGTTGAATGTCGTCGTACGCTGCCATTGTCTTCTTGAACTGCCCAATCGGAAGGGGTACGAACTGCTGCCAGCTGTTCTGGAGACGAGCGGCCTCAATCGCTGCCGCCGGGTCTGAGGAAGGATTCACCGCCTGATTCACTGCCTGCAGCCCCTGATACGCGGTTTCCGCGAACGGACCTCCTGTGTAGCCGAAAGGACTGAAGAACAGCCACCTGCTCATGTCCACCCCAAACGCTTGGGATCCGACCTGGTACATCGCCGTATTCGCTGCCGCCCAGCGTGCCAGCACCTTAGCCCTGTTCTTCACAGAACCCCGCATCAGCGAATTCCGTGCATACTCAGCGAAGTACGACGGCCATGTTCCATACTGCCCTGCGAGTCTTCCTACCGTACTCTGCATCCAGTACGGTGTTGTTCCCCTCCTGTAAACAAACTGGGTAGCATTCATATAATCCGTGGCTGCGAGGTGTGAAGCTACCTCCAACTCCCCAGCATCCAAGGACTGTTTGATCGCCTGGTGCAGCGGTCCGTTCTTGGCGTCCCGCATGTCGATCATGCTCTTCTCCAAGAACTGATCCCAGCTTAGCTTCCCAGCAATGTATTGTTTCCCGTACTTCTCCGCAACGCTGTGCTGGGAAAAGTACGCAATGACGTGGTTCACATCCTCAACCTTCTTGAAGGCCGAGGTTCCTTTATCCATGAACCCTGCGACCTTCCCAACGACCTTCGATTTGGATCCCTCCAGGTTGAGGATCAGATCATTCATCTCCTTTGAATCGCCCCACATCTGGGCAGCTCTGTCTCTGGTCAACACACCGCGCCGAATCATCTCATCTTCGAAGCCCTTCTCGTTCCGCACGTATCGCAGAGCCTGCTTGAAGCCTTTACTCCAAGCACCCATGCCAAGACCCGTTCCAGTCTGGAGCGTCTGCAGAGCGTTACGGAGCACGATCCCTGGAGTAAAGGCCATATTGCCGAAATAATTCGCCGAGAGGAAGAACGACGTCATGTCTGCTGCGTCGGCGTCGCTGATCATCCCATACCCTTCGAGCTTCTCAGCGACACGTTTGAACGCCAGGCCCAGTGCGTTGTTCACATGGTCCGGTTGGTGCATGACCTGACGTGCGTACTGATCGAATCTGTAGAACACCAGATCGTCCGTAACAGGATTATCCGCCATGCGATAAGCCAGAAACTGCTTTCGAATCGCATTGTACGTTGGTTCCATCTCCTTCTCGTTCGTCATCGCGCGGCCGATTCGGATGAGGTTCCGACGAAGGTCCATCTCCCTGTTGCTAATCACGACAGAACCGCGCTCGAACTGGTTAGACGCGGTCGTTAGCAGTTTCGGAAGACCTCCACCCGTCGCTCTGTATGCGGAGAACGACTGACCGGACTTCCGCATCTGTGGGAACTCAGCGAGGAACGCTTGGATATCCTCACTTGAGTGTCCCAGGGATTCATTCAGCCATTTGGAGAAGAACTTGTAGGACGTCTCACCGAGCTGAAGCGCCGCTGCATCCTTGATGTGTGAGATGCTGTCCAGCTTCCCTGAGGCGTGTGCATCGAAAACCTGCTGAGCCGCTTCCCGCAGGTCTGGGGTCGTCCCTCGGAAAAGCTGCTGCAAATTCTCATGCAACGGACCGAAGGTCTTCTCCACAGCGGTGCGGCGTTCCTCGATCGCGTTGTACCACTGGAACAGTGGAACCCCAGTTCTCGTTTCCCAGTCCTTGAACATCTCAGCTGGGATACGGAAGAACGATCCTACCCAACCGAGAGCGGTGGAAGCTGGTTTGTACCCCTCCTTGATTCTTGCTAAATGCGCTTCCTGCCCGGCGTCAAGGCCGAACCGAATGGCAGACTCATAATAATCATAATCATCAATCTCCGCCTGCGGTGGGTGCGGAGGCATGTGCATGTTCGCGTCGTCCGGAAGCATCTTTACGACGTCACCGAGATCCTTCGTGGGATCCAGGATGGGAGGCTCTCCTCCGGCGCTCATGGATCCGGGACCGCCTCTACGCGCTAGGAGGACTTCGTCCGGAGAATACACCCGGTGCGGGCCCATAGAGTCCTGTGCGATGGGCTTGTTCAACCAGCCTTCTTTGATTCCATGATCACGGAGCCAGCTGTAGTGCAGGGCACTCTGTGGACCTTCAGGTCGTCCATAAAACGCCGCTAACCCCTGCTGCTTGTGTGAGAGCTGTTGGAGCAGGTCTTCCGTTGTAGCAGATGGCTTTATTCCCAGCCGAGACAAGTCTTCCTGGGCAACAGAGACGAGCTGTTTGACACCGAGGACATCGTAGATTGCAACGGCGTTCTTGCCATGCCCGCTGCCGTCCAGAGCGATCGTTTTGTACGTCCCCTTTGGAAGCCCGTGCAGTTCGCTAATGGCATCGATCGCAACAGACACTGCCTGTGGATTCCGGCTGTGTACAACGATCAGAGGCCGTTTGCCCTGGACCAACTCCCGGGCTGCGAGCTCCTGAAGGTCCGCTGCCTGAAAGTTCGCAGCGTCCACATCCGCGTCGAAGCTGCGGGTTTTTCCGATCCCCAGGGCAGCTTCAAATGGGTCGTCCAGCCTCCGGTCGAATGCTTTGCCAGGTTGGTTCGTGATCCAGCGGGCCGCTTCAAGGTGCGAATCAAACGTACGTTCCCACTTCTGGTTCGCAGATGGATGTGGACGTACGATCATCTTCTTCCCATCCGGGTAGATCTCTAACCCTCTGGGGGTCGCTTCGTCCCTGAGTCGCGTAAGGCTGATTGCGGCTGGCTCGTGGTCTGCAAGCTCGGCAAGGGTCCAAGGATAATTACTCGTGGTCCCAGCTGGTGTATGAAGGTCATAAGCACCTCGAACTGCCACCGGAGTATCTCCAGGGATTCCGTGTCGCAGGAGTATCCGAGCGGACTTGATGGCGTCGGCAAGCTCTGCATGTCCATCCATCCCTGGGTGAATTTCATACGGCGGGTACGCTACACGCTGCGGCTCTTCGACAGGACCGATTCCGGAGGTCCGGAGCTTTGATGGACCCTTGTTCTTCCTTCCATACTCATACGCTGCCCTGGAAGAAGGCTTCGCATGGGGAATCGTTTCTTCCTCAACGTTGGGAATGTACGGATCCGTGACAGATCGTTCATACCCTTCAAACGGAGTCGCGTAGGATTCCCCACCAGGAAGGAAGTGTTCTTCTCTCTGGGCTCTTGGAACAAACCCAGCGCGTCGCTGAAACTTCCCTATGTTCTGCTGCTGAGGTGACGCGCCAAGTCGCCCGCCTTCAATGCGGACCGTGCCTCCACCAGGAGTTTTGACAAGTTTAGTCGTTGTTTCTGAGCCGGCAAGCATACCAGTTTGCGAACCGCCTCCCAAATAGGGATTCGGAGACGGAGATTTTGACCATGCAACCGAATCTTGCCAGCCGAAGTCACCGTGCGGACTCCATGGTTGGGTCTCCCAGACCTTTTCACCAGGAGTGATTGATAGTGTGAGACCCTGCGTTCCGAAGAAGCCTCGAACGTCCTGACCGTACTGAACGTCGTGGTCGTTGTTCGTGAAGAAGTCGGAGTTGTGATATGACTTTGGATCCGGATCGTTCCAGGGCTGAACACTCAGTTGTGAATTATGCGACGTCTCATTGATATGAATCATCACACGGCGAGCGGTGCCATCCGAGTGCGGATTGATCGGTTGATGCTCACCAACCTTCGGCATCAGGACAACTTGTGTTAACGGCGTTGCTTGGACATTACCCTTCGAATCCCTGGTCCAGATGAAGGCTTTCCCTTCCCGGATTTTGTACCCCATGTCCTGTTGCTGACCGCCCTCGTCAGCACCGAACGGAGACTCCGGCATTGGCCCAGCGGGGTTCTGTACAGCCTTCTTGCGAGCTGTTTCTCGGGCCTTCCACGCTGCCTTCCTAGCTTCCCAAGCATCGTCAGTCTCAGTACCAAACCGCTCCGGAGCTGGCTCAGGCGTTGTCTGTGGCAACAACGCTGAACGCTGCGAGGGATCAGCTTGGATCCCGGACGAAACCTGACCCTGTACGTCCTGCGCAACCGATGCGGAAGGTGTACCAACACGCGAAGCAGCCGCTGCCTCCGCCTTACGCTCAGCATCCGCTGCACTCCTCGCGTCCGCAGACGCCGCTACTCGCGCCGCCGCTGCCGCCCGCTTCTCTTCATGCGTCAGATGCGCCGGCCCCCGTGCATGAGTGAGATTTCCGTACATGGCGGCCTGCTGCGCAGGAGTACCGCCTTGACCGGCACCTGCTTGCAACGCAGCAATGCGACGCTGAGCTTCCTCTTCAGTGATCCAACCGGTTGGAGTACCCGGAGGAATCTCTTCAGTCCTCGTCCCCGCGGGGTTGTAAATCTTTCGACCGGTAACAGGATCGACAGGAATCGCATTGCTGATACCTTGAAGCGCACGATCTCCCGCTTCCCTGTTCGCCTGGTCCTGAGCTTGTATGGCGTCAAGTTCAGCCCTAGAGACACTGGTTGGACCTGCTGTAACGTCTTCGCTCATCACACCCAGCGGGTTGTGGATCGGTCGTCCAGTAACAGGATCGATGGGGACAGAATCACTAATCCTCTGCAACGCAGCTTCTTCGCGTGCAGCTCTCAGTCCTTCCAGGACATGCGGTTCGATCGGAGGTTCACCCTGAGAGAAAAACGGTTCATCCGGATTGGGCCCGGTCTCACGTGACTGGATCGCTGCCGCTGACTCCTTCGTTCCCATCAACGGCGCTTCGACCACCGTGTGCGTAGCCAATCCCGCATCTGTTTGAACTTTAACCTGGTCACCGACTGCCGGTACAACACCTGATCGAGAAGCGCTATTAGCAGCAGCAGAGCCAGGAACAGGAGGCTTGGATGCTTGCCCAAGGTCGTCCTTCCCATACATCAGCTTGTAGAAGCGCTTCGCCGTCCCCTCGTTCCCGATTTGGACACTTTCGATCTTTACCGGAATAGGCGTTTGCGCGCTCCAAGCTTGATACAACTGGTTACGGAGCGCTAGGGTGTCCCTTTCGAACTTCCCGTGATCCACTGGGTCTGATGTCAAACGGATCTGCTGAACAGGTTGGTCACCGATAGTAAGCTGTAAGCGGACACCGTAGTTGTCACCCTGGATTGGGTCTGTCCTGTTCCACTTCGGCAGCGTGCGGTCCATCCAGGTAGACCAGACCTGTGCCGCATTGTTATGCAACACGGTGTCCCGGATCTCAGGATTTGACGCACCTGCGTTGATGATCGCCGACGCTGTCTTAATGTCATCCTTCGCGGTCGCTGGATTTGCCCGGATCTGGGTTAGGGCACGCTCAGTCTCTGAAACGCTACGCCCTGTACTCTTCGCTACGTCGTCCACGAGCTTCGTGAAGCCGGATCCAATCTCCTCCTGCAGCCCTTTGTGGAACATCCGGAATCCGAAGTCCAAGGCGCCGAAAGTAATGGCAGCTTTGCCCACCTGTGACAGCTTGGATTCCCCCGGTTCCGTTTCCGCGAGTGCAGAGAACGCCGTAGTCCCAGTTAGCGCCGCTACAGCCTTTCGAGCTATAGCTCCGCGGGCCACAGTCTTCGAGAAAGCCTCTGCTCCTTTAATAATCGGGCCTCCAGGAACGAGCGATCCAGCCACCTCACCAGCGAACGCAGGTGCTGCGGTAAGGAGATTCGTCGTCGCCTGTGTCGGTGCTCCAAACGGGCCGGTCATCCGGGATCGGATTTCATCAGATGACAGGAACCCCTTCAGCTTGGCCTGTTCTTCCTGCTGCTGGAGCGTCATGCGCTTCCACGTGTCAGGGAACAGCATGGAGAAGGGACTCATCACCCCTCGAGCGAACCCGAGCGAAGCGGAACGACCAGTTGTGGACGCAAGGTCGCCTGGCCTGGCTGGAGCAGCCGACACGTTCGGTCCTACAGGTTCGTCCTCATGGCGATAATCAATCCCCATGCGGCTGCGTTCCGTTGCAAACGCTCGCATCTGGTCCGGCGTGGGACCAGGCATTGGCTGCAGGCGGTCGATGATGTCCTGCAGAGCACCACTCCGTGTTTTCACCGCCGGAGTCGGTGGTTCTTGTGGTGAGAGCGCTGCGATGATTTCGTCGAGTGACTTCTGACCCATTACTTGATCCCAAGCTGACTGATCAGTTGCATCATCTTCGTTGGGTCACCCTCGGCTGCCTGAAGTGCTTGTGCCACGCCGAGGTAGTACTGTTTCTCCTGGTACGACAGGTTCGGCATGTTTGAGACTTCTTCCAGCTTCGACTGGACTTTGTCCCGCAGGGCTGACAGCTCTGGGCTTTCGGGCATCGTCCCTGCAGGAGGTGTTGCTGGAGCCGAGGGTGTTCCAGGCGCTGTGAACACGTTCGGCATCTGTGGAACCGTACCAATCGGCGTTGCGTTCTGCTGCATTCCCTGCTGCAGTGTCCCAAACGACTGGCGGATCTTGTCAACGATCCCACCTGCACCTGGGATAGCGTACCCCGCTGCACCAAGTACAGCATTGCCAGCACCGGCAGTAGCTTCTTTAGCCGCAGCGTCGATGTACTGTGCCGCTGGAGTTACTGCCGAGGCGAGTCCTTGCCCCGCTGTGAGGACGTCCCGACCCAGGGGCCACACAGACCCTTCGTGTCCTGCCTGCATTGCGGAAGCAGCGTCTGAACCAACAGCTCCCGCCATCCCCGCGGCACCTTGTGCGAGGTTCCCCCCGGCGCCGATCAGCTCTTTGACCTTGTCCCACCATCCAGGAACCGGCTTGCCTTTCAAGTCCGGGTGGATACGGAAGAACGCGTCATCCAGCATCTTGCCGTACTTCGCTATCCCCTGTTTGTTCTTCGCCGAGATTGCGTCCCGGTACATGTCACCGATCTGTCTGAACGCTGGATCGTTCGCTGTCTCATGACTAATCTGGAGCTTCCCTAGCTCGAACTGCTGGTCCTTGAGCTTCAGGTCCAGCTCTCCCTTTTTATCCGCCGGGAACAGTACTCCCGAGGGCATCTTGCCACTCTTCGCGAACGTGTCAACCGTCAACGCGAGTTTGTCTTCCGGGATCCCGTTCTGTGAGAAGTACTTGTACAGATCGGCCTTCTGAGCGACCTGGAGCCGCTGCTCGGCGGACTGCTGGACTCCCAACTGTTTGTTCTTGAACACTTCCTCGTACTGCTTCCAGCTCTTCGGAAGACCAGTCCAATCAATGGGAGTCTTGCCGTCAACAGTACCCGCAGCGAGAGATCGAACCGCGTCCATCTCCTTCTGGTTCGTGATTGGGTACTTCTCAGTCAGCGCCTCGATCTGCTTCTGCGTCTCAGCTTTGTTCCACGCCTCAGATCCGACGACCTTCTGCTCTTTCTCCTTCAGCATCGCCTGAGCGCCGCCGTGAAGGAGCATGTCCGGGTGTTCGAGGATCCCCGGAATCCCAGCCTGAACTCCAGCGTGGATCAGAGGAGTAACGAGAGAGTCATCGCCCGTCTCATCGTACTTCTTCGCCAAGTCGTAGAAATCGCTCTGGCGCTGAATCTCGGTGAGCTTCTGCCCAAACTCGGCCTGCGACTTGCCTGCCTCAAACCCAGCCTTCTTGAGATTCTCTTCCTTCGTCCGTCGTACCACGCCCTCCATGGGAGATTCAGCCCCCATGCCCAGGACGCCCTCATATGAAGGACCGGCCCCTTCCTTCTTGTCGCTGTGCTTCCCGTACAGGTGTGGATCGAGAAGGTCGGTCACCATCTTGATGCCACCAGGGGCGGCTAGGATCCGCTGCCGCTCCTCTGGGTCCAGCTTCGAGAACTCAGCCAGGGCCTTGAAGGACTCGACCTTGAACTCCTTTTCCTTTTGCCCCTGCTGGATCCGGCGCTGGATAGATCCAGCAACATCATCCCCCATCTGGGAGATCATCCGAGCAATCAGAAGTGTATTCGGATCCTGCGTGATGGATCCGTAGACCATCTTACCGGCCATTGCGTCCCTCCAGTTCGTCCACGCGCTGCGCAAGAGCCTGAACAGCTCCGTACAGGACGCCGAGTGCATCGATGGTCATGATAACGTGACCATCTCCGACACCGAACTCCTTCTTGAAGTCCTGTGCCATTGGTCCGATGTGATCTCCGGTGAATCCCGTATATCTCCACTTGGATACGTCGATCCGACGGACACCGTCGAGCAGGTCTTCCACATCGATCGGGCGGATGTCTTCCTTCAGCGCGCGATCGGAGAACATGGTCAGCCAAGGCAGCTGGGACAAGATCGAACCCGCTGCACCAATTCCCGCTGCACCGAGCATCGCACCGGATCCGCCGGACTGAGACATCGGCGGGAACCCGGTCGCATAGCTTAGCGCTGCATTGAGGTACGGCGACGGCGAGGTTTGACGGATGAACTCGTTGTACCCCCGCATCATGTTCCCCTCGTTGATCTGCTGCTCCAACCCTCCGACGCCGAGAAGTCCATTAGCTGACTGATTCCAGAGCTGCCCTTGACCCAGCGCGAGGTTGCCGTACTGACCAGTCAAGTTGCCCATTGCGTTGAGCGCACCAACGCGGTTCTGCCCTCCAGCGATCGTTGCTTGGAGAACAGTGTTCAACATGTCCTGGTTCATCTGCGCAACGCCGGTCGCAGTTCCCTGTGCCAGTGCGCCGCTGATGTCCGATCCAGCACCCAACCCCAGGGCACCGTACTGTTCCTTAATCCCTGCCAGGTTCTGGTTCAACATCGACTGGGAGTGCTGTTGAACCGCGTTCAGGTATGGGTTCATGTCAGGCAACCCACCGTTCTGGGTCAGTGACATAGCGTTGTTGAACGCCTGTCCGTAGGTTCCCAACATCGGCTGGATCATCTGATTGACCTGATCCGGCCCCGCCATGTACCTACCGTACGCCTGCTGCATACCCCAGGGATCGCCGGTGGTGAGGGTCCACGGGAAAGGCTGTGGTGTTGGATCCTGACCCAGCCGGCCCATCAGGTAGTTCTGAAGCTGTTGTCGCAGCGGTCCCATGTCCGCGGTGAACGGGCCGTTGTAACCGCCAGACCCTTGGTTCTGTGATCCTCCGGGAGGTGTAGAACCCCCAGTACCAGCACCGGAGCCATTGCCACCGTTGCCGGTGTACATGTTTGGATCAATCAGTGACATGGTCTGAGCTCCTCCACCACCGGCCAGGCTCTGCATCCGCGGGTTGAATCCGTACTGAGAGAGGTTTAGTCCACCGGAGATCCCGGTGTTTCCGGTGCCTCCAGTGTATCCTCCATACGGATTGGAGAAATTCTGGTAACCCCCGTACCCGCCCATCTGTGGGTTCATGAACGTATACGGGTTGTAGTACCCACCGGTATTCGGAGGGGGCGTCGATCCCCCAGTTGGCGGAGGAGTACCGCCGCCGCCCTGGACAAGCCACTGGAGTTGGTTTGCTCCTTCTTCGTCTCTACGGGTGTCGATCTCTTCCCCCGTAGAAAGCTTCATCCGGGTACCGTCAAGAACGGTTGCACCGATTGCAGCGGCAGCTTGTTGGAGAGTCCCTCCAGACGCCAAGATGCGAGACGCCACATACTTCGGAGAGCTGAAGTTAGCGTCGTTCATCTTTGCAGGATCGACGCCCTCCATGTACGAGTACTGCGGCGCGCTCTGCTGAGTTGTAGGTGCGCTCTGCTGAGTCGTCTGGTTCTGCGGGTAGTAAAACCCGGTGTTCGACGGTGCAGTATTCGACGTCCCAGCTCCCGCATTAAACGTATAATTCTCCGCAGTACTCGCAGGGAGCTGTTGTTGCTGAGTTTGCTGAGTTTGCTGAGTCTGCTGCGCAGCGAGGTTGTTCTCCGTCTGCTGTTGCTGCTCAGCTCCGTACGGGTTCTGGTTGATGTAACTCGCACCGAAGAAATCATCTTGTGAGTCGATCATTTCAGCTCCTGTGCGAGGATGCCGTAAACCAGCTTGTCCGACAGCCCGTTCTGCTCAATCCAGTCAGAACGAAGAGTCCCCTCATAGGTGAAGCCGAGTCGCTGGAGGAATGTCTTCATCGGAACGTTCTTCGCGCTGATGTCCGCCTGCACGCGGATCAGCGCAAAGTTCTTGAACGCATCAACGATGGCTTCCTTCACAGCGACTCGGCGCTTCGCTGAGAGCTTCTGATCCCAGAACACGACACTGAACTGTGCCTTGATCCGCGGCACCACGGTCGTGAACTGGACGAGACCCTCAGCGTCACCTACTTCGAGAAAGTAAGAATCCCTGCGGCCGAGCAAATGATGCCTGAACACCTCAAAGTGCTCCTTCGGAACCTGCATCTTGTCATAGAGTCGGAGGATCCTCAGCGCATGATCCTCAGACTGTATCACAAGAAGTTTCAGCCCGGGACCACTCGAGGACTCAGGATGAAGATTTTCAGGCTCTGGTTCGGAGCGCTGCACCGCAGGTAGATGTTCGAGCTTGTCCATGCCGTTGGACTCCTAGTAATAAACCCAGACGCTGGCGGAATCATCAGTATGAACCCTGCCGGAACCGCGCCGAGAGAGTGAGGGATGACGACGTCAGCAGAGATAATGCCCGTGTCTGCAATCGTTGCCCATTCGCCCCCAACGTTGTCAGCATCGACCCCGTCGCCGAACCCGAGTGCGCCGTTGATAACAGTCGCCAGCTCCGCAGTGAAGGAGCGGAACCACTGGTACATCGTCTCGAGGTCTTTGGGATGCTTCTCCCACGGGAACGTGTCTCTGATCCTCATCAGAATTGCTGCTTGTCTACTTCGACGTCAAAGAACAACTTAGTAATCAACGGTGTTTCCGTCGCGCTGTTGTTCCGAAGTCGAATTCGTATTCTCTTATCGGTAATCTCCCTGAACCACGTGCTGTCCCCATGGCCTCCGGCGGTCCTGCCGCCACAAGGAACAGTTTCTTCCGTCGACCAGGTGATCCCCCCGTTCGTACTGTAAGCAAAGGCCAGATTGAAGACGGATCCTGGGTCGCGATATGCAATGCCAACCTTTTTAATGCGGACAAAGTGGTTGGCGAAACCTTCTTGCACGTCGTCAGCTGTAAAATCCTTCGAGGTCCAATACGCATCGATTGCGGCACCGTCGTCACTGGCGTATGTGCCTGACCACCTGTAGATTTTGCCATCGGTATGCCCCGTTACGAGTGATGGGTACGCGTTGCTGTTGAACACATCATCAAGGAGCCACGTCTGGTCGTCGATTGTGCCGATCAGATCGTCGATACGAACAGTCGCGTCGAGTCTGTGCAGGGTCCCACAGGTATGCCCAGAAATCGTCCAGGGATACCAAACACCGCGGCCATAGTTGAACGCCCAGACTTTCGTAGGGTAGTTTCGTTCCCCGATACATTGGAACGTCAAATATTCCTGTGTATCGGACATCGTGATGGACCAGTTGTTCTCCAGCGCTTCTGGGTTCAGCTGGCTGAACATAACGTCCCGGATCGAATCTCCAATTTGAGCAGGAGCACCGCCGTTGAAGATGTAGAAATTATCCTGCCCAAGGAAAAAGTGCTGTTCCCGAAGCCCACTCAGCGTCCGCGGTGCATACAGTCCCACGTCCGGTGCCGCCAGGGTATATCTCGCCGGAGCCGAAGATACACCGGTACGTTCTGCGAGCCAGATGCTTTTTTCCGTGTAGACGCCGAGCGCGTTTTGGAGCTTCCTGATGTTCTGGACGAAATAGGGGTCTTCATTGTTGTCCCTGAACCCAGATCCGATTCCGGTCCAGTCTGTGTGATCCAGCGCAACACTCCATCGAACACGGAACGGTCTCGGTGTCAACGTCCCACTTGTGTCCTCCATCGTCCAGGCTAGGAACAGGCGGTCAGCGAATCGTGTCAAGTACTTCGCAGGAGGACAGTCTGCATCCAACGCTGCGAAAGTGGTCGGAGTGATCAAATCGATCAGCTGAACTGGATCCACACCCTGGGAGAAGACAACCTTGTCCTGACTGGTCGCGAAGCTGAAAAGGTCATCATCCTCTCCAGTTAAAGGGCCCCCGGTCAAAGCGTCCCAAGTCCTGCCGATCTTCTCATATATGACGACGCCTTCCTTCCAGACTGCGAAGAGCGAATCGATTCCCGCTACGCTCTTCGTAGAGTAAAGGCCACAGACGCGTCCGCCAATCGAGGGCATCGACGGTGGGTACTTCGCCACCCCCGGCCGCTTCTTCAGTACGCCCTGATACACCTGAAAGTTCTGCATATCCGGGCTCTGCGTCAGATCCAGGTTCTGGGCCTGTTCTACGGCAACCATGCCGCCGATCGGTCGAACGGGAATCATCTTCCCTGGGTAGGGCATACTATGCCTTGATGATCCACTTCACTACGGACGTCGGCTGGATGTTGTTGTGCGGGGTTCCAGACCCTGCCGAGTTGATCGAAATCCCTGTCGCTGATGCCGTGGTTGCCTCTATGACGAACCCAGTAACAATGTCACCTGTTGCACCCGTCTGGGCGTCGTTCCCGCTGGTCAGGTGCAGGTACTGGTGCGTATGTGTTGGATCCGTTACTCCGTGAACGTGAGGAGCAAGCTCTGTCTCAAGGAGTGGATGGGCTTCTTCACCCACTGACTGTCCGAGTGTCCGCGCGGTCAATCCGGGCCCTGTTCCGGAGCCCATCAGTGTACGTCCGCGGAAGTCTGGGACGTTAAAAGTCGTCGCTCCGTCGCCTACTCCCCACGTTGTTCCGATCGCAGCGAAGAGTGAAGCGTAAGTGACACGTGAAACGGCGGTGCCATCACATTCAAGATAACCGCCTGGTACAGTACCACCCGCGTGAGGGAACACCACACCTGCTGGGATCGCAGTAATTGCAGCAACACCGCTAATCGTACCGGTAGTGCTGATGTTACCGTTCTCATCGACGTAGAAACGTTCGACTCCATCAACGACGTAGGAGATCGCACGTCCTGAGCCACCGGATCCCGTACGCGTTACGCGAATGCTGATCAGGTCGGGATTCCCTGAAGTGTTCAGGGTCCCTTCCAGATCAATCATTGGGACTTCAGAAGCTCCGGTCAGAGAAAACCCGCGCCCCGTAATGTACGGCGTATTCGCCGTCATGTACGCAGCAAGGATCGAAAGTGCCCGATGTGTCCCGTCATCGTCCTGAGACACACCGAACACATGCTCTCTGTTCAAGCGCTCTCGAAGATCCAGCTTCAACGTCTGGATAATCGTATCCAGCGTATTGGCAGCCTCCGTTCCAAGAGGCTTTGTTTCGTCCCAGGGGTTTGTTGCGGCCATATTTTGTGATCCTTCGTACTGGATCCGAGGCTGGATCTGACTAGACGGGTTTCAGTCCGTACTCAGCACGAAACTCGTTGATGTGCTTCTTGTAACTGTCGTCCCAGGACATAGCGCCGCTGTAGTAATCCCACGCCGCACGCTGTGAGTGGACACTGATCATCCCGGGGTCGATCGGCGTCTTCGGGACTTCCTTGTACACGTCGTTGCAGCCGTTACCGAACTGGACGCTGTACGACTCGTTGTACGGCGGGACCTCAGCCGAAGGCGGTGGTGTGGGAGCAGGGTGACCTTCCCCGGCGATGATGTCCACGCCCTCGACCTGAACGAAGACCTGTCCGGTGATGTCCTCTGAATCGGGGTTCTGAACGAGCTCAGGCGAGCCGTCCCCGGCGCCGCTGAGCATGTCCCAGGAGAACAGTGCCCCGTTCGGCTGCTTTTGTGCGACCGCATCCTTCGAGATAGGGCGGTTCGCATCAGCTCGCTTGGCCCCGTAGTTCTGCCCTGGCAAATCATGTGCAAGCTGGTTGCACAGGCCGAGAGTCCAGGTCCGCGCCCGCTCTTCTGCGGCAGGTCCAGGGGGCATGTCCCAGAGGGGGAACGCTGTAACGTATCGATCACGAACGGCCAACGCATCGGGTGCCAGAGATGCCATGCAGGACTCCTGTCTGTGTTAACGAAATGTTACCTATACCTCACCCTGAAACCGTTTCGCGAATCATTCTTCCGCTCTTCATGTGCGGGAATCAAACCATGCTCGGAAATGTATTCCCTGTACAGTCGAGCAATTCCCGTCGCCTGTTCGTAATCTCGGGCGGTTTCAAACCCGATCTGTGCACCTTTCAGAATGAGCAACTGGTCGTAGATTTCGTCCAGGGCGGAGTTCACGGTGAACATCGCTGGCCGCTTCTTGTACTTAATCCCGATCGGCGTGGCTACTGGAGCCAATGTGTCGAAGTAAAACACGCTCCCGTACCAGTAGAACCGGTTGGGAGGACCTGTAAACAGTTCCATGTTGTCGATGATTTCCTTGTCTTCCGGATCGATCAGCCGATCTTCGTTGTTGTGACGGAGCTGCATCGGGACCCAGATGTCCGTAGTCACTGGCGTTAAGGAGCTGGACCCTTGAGCAAGTGTCTCCGTCACATTCGCTTGGAGCTGAACGTGATCAAAACCCTTTGCGACCAGCATGTACGCATCCCGGAGAAAAAACCCCCGCTGTATAGGCGTTAGGTCTGTCCGGTTGCCCAACCGCTGAAGGATCTCCGTGTCGAAGTCCGCAAGAGCTCTACGAGCCATTACAAATCCTCATCCCGAACACGAAGCGGTGGATTCGGTTTCTCCAACGGGAGCTCCAGCCTACGTTTCGCTGCCCTGTATCCGGGCTGATCAACACAGTTGTTTGTCTCTGGACCTTCACAGCGAACGAGACCGTTCTGAACGACGACCTGATCTTCCCAATACTGGAAGCCACAGGAGCCGCAGATGTACTTGCGCATTCCACGACGGCGCTTTTTGCTCCACTCTTCCACAGGGCCGCCTTCTTCAGGTGGAACCGCCTGTTCAACCGGAGGGAAGCCGTCGAATAGAAGGTACAAGCTAGACATCGGCACCCATTGAGTTGATCGGGTTACGAGCCTCGGTTGTAACTGGTTTGGACCAAACGGAACCTGTATCATCGTCACCGCTGACGGTCAGGTACCCGTTCGCAACTGCCCAGGCGTTACGCAGGAAGCGCAGAGCCATCAGTGCGCTTCTGTCCGCGACGATGTTCGGATCGATCGTGGTCCAGTCCATCGTGAGGACCTTCTCCGCGATGTCCTGTCTTCCCGCGAGCGACACAGTAACACCATCGTTGAGCATGGACAGGATCGCAGCGAGAGTCGTTGTATGATCCGCCTGAGTCAGGATCATGTTCTGGATTTCCGGTTCCAGATCGGCAATGATCTGATTGAGCAGGGTCGTATGAGCATCCTGCGACGTCATAATCGTTGCCTGGCTCGCTGCGGTAGCAAGATCATCAATCTGCCTTGCAGTCGTTTGAATGGAAATCATCAAATCGCACCACTCAGCACCGGCTGCATCGATGAGTGCTACGACGATATTGTCCCCGTTCATTTCGGACGAGGAAAGCGACACTTTCACCGCGGTCCCGGCAGCCGGTGTCACTACTGGTAGCGTTGTCAGATTGTTGAACGCGCCTCCGTCAATCGATACTTTCGCATCCCCCGCTGCGAGCGTTGGATTCGCCTTCAATATCGAAGTATTAGCCTGGCTAACGAGCCCGCAGTACAGAACGAAGGCCGTGTTCTTCTTCGGCGTTACATAGCTCGGCATTAGCCAGCTCCGATGTTGTTAACAGAACTCCACGGGATCCAAAGCGCACCGCCGTAAGCTTTCACACCTGCTCCAGTGCCACCGGAGGTAGGAGGTGTTCCAAGCGGGACAAGTGCAGGCGCAGGGAACGGCGAACCAGAACTAGCTCCGATCCCTGGTGCGTAGTCACCGATAAACGTACCGTTCCCAGCAACAACGTCACCACAAATGGCGAAGACGTAGTACGCCTGCAGGTTGGTGTTCATTGAGCTGCCAACCGTGATCTGGTCAATCGCTACGGCAGTAATGCCTGTTGTCGAATTCGCCCCTGAGTCACAGTTGGCGGAGTTTGAACCAGTATGCGAACCATCCCGCATGCTCGTAGTGCCAGAGCTCGTTGTGACCATGACGAACAACGGAACTCGTCCAGATGTCGGCGTCAGTGTGATCGTACGTGAGCCTGCACCGTTTCCGGTGTATGAAGTAATCTGAATCATCGGGAGGAGTGCAGCGTTTCCCGAGTCAGCGGTGCGCCAGACACTGTAATTACACGGGGGTCCCATCAACGCCGAAGCACTATCGAGCTGCCCCGCAGTGTTCAGGTTAAACGCAGTTGTACTATACACGCCACCGAACAACGACGCATCGTTACCTGGGTACGCATCGGTTCGGAAGTACAGCCCATTCACTGCAGAGGCGCTGGCAGTTTCCCTCTGAACGAACCCCGCGTCCGCTGAGAAGTCCGAGAGAAGGAGTGGATTTGCTCTAGGACTTGTAGCACCCGTTCCATGGACAAAAGCGCCACAGATGTTGAACCGCATCCCAGGATCGCAGAACGCAGTGTATTGATACGTGTTTCCACTAATGTTGACGTTGCTGGAAGCTGAACCAACAACGGTGATCTTGTACTGTGCGTTTGCCTTGTCGTACCACAATCTGACGTTCGGAATCATCTGCTCCGTACCACCCGTATGCGCTGCTATCGAAGAACCAAAGTTCCAGATCGGAGCAGCAGCGGCACTTACGCTTCTAATGACGAGGAAGTGGCACGGTGCTGGAAGCACAATGTCCTGGGAAGTCCCATTCCCGGTGTACGTTCCGCCGATTGCGTATACTGGAGCAGTAGGCTGACCGCCGTGGTAACCGTAGGGTGAGTTCGCGTATTTCCCGTTATGAAGAAAGCCGAGGCGGGGGACTGGGAATTGGAATGTAGGATCGTCTTCTTCACCCCAGACACCGATCCATTCGCAGATTGCACCGAGTGAGACCAGAGTCGCTAGGTTTGCATCATTGGACTTCTCATACACAACAGAGAACGGAGACATCTCGTCCGGAGTGGTCATCGTCACCGCGGACGCAATGTTATACGTCCCGCCTGTCCGGACGGTCTCCGATGATGTTTCGTCAATCGTGGTTAGAACGGCAGCACCACC